GGAAGAAAAAGGAATCAACCCCGATCAGTGGGTAACGGTTACGCCCGAACTCGCGGAAGAGATTCCAGCAGAACACAAATCGGAGGCGATCGTCGCGATGTTCGCGTCGGAGTTCAAGGTCGAGCGACCGGAGGGTCCAGGTTTCGTGTTGGGCGCTGCTACCCACCGGGTCAGGCAGACCTACGGGCCTTATACGATCTATCACGTAATTGGCAGGCACCATGAAAACGATCGGCGCCAGGTCGTCGGCAAATCCGAGGATACCCAGGTTCAAACCGGGACGACGAAGCCAAAATCCACGACCTTTACCAACCTGACGCCTTATTGCCAGTTTTACGACAAGTTTTTCGTCAGACTTGAAGGCGTCACGGGCGACGATCCGAATATCGCGCAGCGCAAGGATCTCGTCAGTGCGCTATGGAAACGGGGTGTGGTTGATGCGGTGATTGATTACTTCGAGGCCCCACGGGGGGACTCAAAGAGGAACTGACGGAGTGGTTCACCGTTCGGTTCGACAAGATTCGTGATTTGAACTTTGAAGCCTGCCCCGGTGAGCGGCGATGCGAAACCAAACCGACCGGTAGGATTCACCGGTTTTTGAAACAGAACCCGGAGCAGGAGATTGAGCAGATATGCAAGGGTTGCCACTTGAAGGAAACGAAGCCGGGAACCGAACCGCCGCACTTGGCGCGGGCAATTTGGATCGCCAACGAACTCGAAGAGGATAGCCTGGTCTGCGGCGGCTTCGATTACCCCGCAATCCTCGACTACCTCGATCCGTTCGAGTGGGTTTGCCTGGTCGCCATCAAGGCCGCGCGCCGCGCGAGCGAGAACAAGAGCGTCAAAGCGCCCCAGCAGCAGGCCGATCGGGGCGCGATGTTTGATCACTTGAAGCGAGTGAGCCACGGATATTGAGAATATGGCCGAAGAGATTGTCGTAAAAGTAGTATTCGACACCCGCGAGGGCAAGCGAAAACTGGAGCAAGACCTCGATGCGCAGCGCAAGGCGGATGAGGCAAAGGAACTCGCGCATCGGCGGCGGCTCGAAGCGATTCACCTGCAATCGGGCGTGCGGCTTCAACAGATCGAGGCGCGCCGTCAGGCCCAACTCGACGCTATCCGCGAGCGCGGGGTACAGAAAGAGATTGAGCACGCGCGCAAACTGGAGCGGGAAACGCAGCGGGGCGCCAACGTCCTCGCCACCTTCCGCACGGCGGCGGCGGCTGTCCAGACAGTTTTCGCCGCGCTGGCCGCCATCGGCATCGTTTCGCTCTTCGAGCGTTTCGGCCGCGCGGCCGTGCAAGCCGCGATTGACGTTAACAAGCAGGTCAACGCGCTAAAGGCGCTAACAGGATCGGCGGAAGCCGCCGAGAGGCGATTCGCCGCATTATTTGCAATCGCGCAGAAGACGCCGGGGCTGACAACGAATCTCGCGGCTACGCTCGACGCACAGTTAAGGGTCTTCAGCGTGTCCGAGAGGACGATTGATCGATTACTACCCGCGATCGGCAGGCTCAACGCGATCAGCCCGCTTACCGATCCGCGCCAATTCGTCAACAACTTCACGCAGCTTATCAGCCAGAACTTTGAGCGGCAGGACTTGAAGGAACTCGTCGGGCAGAGTCCGATTGCCGGCCTACTCATCAAGGAAATCTTCGACGTCGACAACCCAACGAACGCCGCGGCGATCCGAACCGCGGCGAAACGTCTCGGCATTACCACGGTCGAACGCCTGGCGGAAGAATTCGCCGACGCCGCCGCGACGAATTCAGCGCTGCGGAACGCAACCGAGAGTTTCGCCGGGCAGTTTGAGAAATTGCAGGACCGCATCACCGTCGCGCTCGCTCCGGTCGGCGAAGAAATATTGAAAGTGCTCCTGCCCGCGTTCGGAGATTTCGTCAAATTGCTGGAGCGCGACCTGCCGAAGATCACCGCGCTCCTGCGTGACAACGCGGACGAATTTCGCGCGATAGCCAGCGCCATTGTCACGATAGCCAACGCCGTCGGCACACTGATAGGCGCGCTCGCCAAACTGGATCAGAAGTTCGACATCATCCGCGCGATAACAATCCTGGGCGTCGGCGTCGCCAGTCCCGGAGCGGCGGGCGCTTTGCTGAATACTTTTGAACTGCAGGATAAGCAGAGGGCCTTTATCAACGCCATGAACCCCGTCCAGCGCCGCGCATTTGCGCGGGCTACCGGCAACGCGGCCGTCATGCCCAGCAACGAAGAGTTGCGCGCTTTCGCCAAGGGTTCAGGTGATTTCCAGTTGCTTGCGTCGCTGCCAAAGGAGCCGCCCACAAGCGGAGGAGGCGGCGGCGGACTTGGAGGAGGGGGAGGAAGTGCGCGTAGTCGCTTTATTCCCGACTTCGGCCTTGGTGACGCCGCCAAGCTCGAACACGAAGCGGAACTGGCCAGGATCAGGCGAAGCAACTTGGCGGTCGTCCTGCGCCGCCAGCAGCCCTTCGATCTCCAGGCATTGCCGCGACTGTCCGCGCTCGCGCCGGGACTGCCTGACACGGGCTTTCCAGGCGGGGAACTGGAAGCGCTGACGAGGCTGGCTGCAGAAGTGCCGGCGAAAATTTTACCGATAATGTCGGACGTCGAACGCTTCATGCGCGGATTTTCGGATTCGATAGAAACCGTGGGCGATAGCTTCGAGCGTTTCGGCGCGAACGTGGCGCATGCTTTCACGAATGTTCGCACACTTTTTGACGGTCTCAAGCGGGCGGTCTTATCGTTCTTCAACGATTTACTCGGCAGCGCGCTGCAGAATTTGGTGAGGTCCACGCTCGGCGGTTTATTCGGCGGCGGCGGCGGAAGTATCGGCAACCTGTTCGGCAATTTGTTTCGCGGGTCAGGTGGTGGCAGTGGAATATCCGCGCCATCATCAATCTCACAATCTGTCGGCTCATTCTTCTCAGGCGGTGGTGGTGGATCGTCGTCAGCGTCAGGATTCGGCCGGCTCGCGCTCGATCCTGTCAGCGCCAGGGAATTCGGCGGCGGCTCGTTTCTCGGCGGTATCGGTCGATCGTTCGGCGCAGCCGCGCCGCTGCTCGGTCTCTCACTCGGCGCGGGACTCGGCGGCCAGAGCGTATTCGGGCAGATAGCCGGATCGGCGGGCGGACTGCTCGCTGGCGGACTCTTCGGCGCCAAGGTGGGCGCGATCACCGGGAAAGCCGCGGCATTCTTCACGAATCCCCTAACCGCCATCATCGGCGGCGGGCTACTGATCGGCTCATTTCTGTTTGGCCGCTCGAAGCAGCGCCGACAGGATGAAGAACTGAGCGGGCAATTTCTCACGCAGGCGCTCGCGGGCATCGATCAACTCGCGGCTGCGGTCAGTGGCGGACAAATCACAACGCTTGCCGAGGCGCGGAGTCTCTTTGATTCGCAAGTCCTTGGAACGTTCCGCCAGCAGATCGGTAGCCTGAAGACGAAGAGCGTGCGCGAATCGAGGCTGACCAATCAGGTGAGGGATTTGCAGAACGTTTTCCAGGCTAGGATACCGCCGCTCATCGCCGACGCCGACAGTCGGCGCGCGTCGGCCGAGCGGGCGGCGCTCATCCACAGCAGGTTGATCCCAGAATTTAACTTTGGCGGAACGGTTCCCGGAATAGACAGGGGCCGTGATTCAGTTCTGGCAATGGTGCGGCCGGGCGAAAAGATCCTTACGCGCGGTCAACAATCCGCCGTAATCGCGCAATCGAATCCGGGCGTATTTGACCGCGCCGGCGTACCGAGGGGCGCAATCCATACCGGCGGCGCGCAGGCTTTCGGGATCGGGGGGACGGCGCAGGCGATAGGCAGGCAGCCGATCGTTATCAACGTCGCGATCCTGCAAGGCAGGCAGGACGCTACGCGGGCCTTCACGATCGGCAGCAACTCGCCGGAAGGCCACGACGCAATCGTAAATATCGTGCAGGACGCCCGACTTAACAAGGAGCTGAACTAATGCCATCTGAGCCCGGAACCCTAAACTTCCCCACGTCGCTCGACGACGTCATCAGTCTGGTCGAGGCCGCCAATCATGCCTCGGCGGTACTGAACTCAGGGATCAATAATTCAGTATTGCTGGTCCCGGTTTCGCAGCCATCGGAATTTTCCGCGTCGGGCTACGCGACGATTCTCGACGTTGTGCCGAACCCGACAGTGATCGAGATCGTGAAATATACGAGCAAATCCGGCAACGACTTGGTAGTTCCCACCGGCGGGCGCGGGCAGCAGGGAACCAGCGCCGCAGCGTTCAGCGCCGGCGCGGTCGTTGAGCAGCGGCCCACGCAACGTCATCACGGCGTATTGCGCGACGCCATAATTGAGATCGAGAAGAAGATCGGATACGGCAACGTATTCGCGCCGCTCGACGCGTCCGGCACGAATCAGGCAGGCGTCGATAACGACTTCTCAGGCGGACGTGGAACGGGCACCGGCATACCCGGCAATATGAGAGTCCGCTACCCGCTGATTGGCGCGACCGGTACGACCCTGCACGCGCTGAGCAATACCAGCGATGATTTCGTGCCGACCACTAGCGCCTACTCGAACACGTCGAACGGGACGGCGATTGCCAACTCGGCAAGCGAAACGAGTTTGTTTACCGGCGCCGGGGTAAGCGCCGGATCGACGCGCACGATCGAGGGCGGGATCGCCAGGGCGGGCGCGGTGTATCGAATCGTAATCGCCGGAGACTTCGGCGCGACCTCGGGTCCTACCGGTCGCATCAAGTTCAAGCTCGGCTCGACGATCATCGCCGACACCAATACCTTCACGATGCCGAACTGCTCGCCGGGCGCTGGAATCTACACGATTGAATTCGACCTACTGATCAACTCGGTCGGCGCGACGGGTACGGCATCCGTCAGGGCATTGCGTGGAACGTTCTCTCCAGGTAGCGGCGGACAGACACCGACATTCGCGTTTGCGTCAGGGGCGCCAACTGTTGATTTCACGGCTAATCAGACGATGGACATCACGTTTCAATGGGGCACGGCCAACTCGAACAATACGATTATTCTGACGATGGCGAGCATTCAGAGGATCAGATAGATGCCGAACGCGTTCGATGATTATGTATGGGACGGCGCTGCGTGGGACGGCGGCGACGCGATAGACCTCGCGACAGCGTCAGTCGAGGAGATGTGCATTGACTGCGAAGCCGTCTGGGAGATCACGCTCGACGGTGGCGAAGTGGAGGTTTGTTAGATGCCGACGAAGGTTTTGGACATAACGACGCTGACCCGGGGCAACGACGTTGTCTTGAAGTTTACCGTCAAAACGACCGTTGATCTGGCGTCCGCGAAATTCACGGTCAAGCGCAGCTTCTTGAATGCGGACTCGGTTGCGGCCGTCGCCAAGGTCGTCACGGTGAATCTCACGGCGGACGGGCAAATCACGGACGTTGGCGGCGCTGACGACTTGGCGATGGTTCAAATTATCCTGGCGAAAGCAGACACCGCTGCCATTCAGGCCGACCTGGATTACGTGTGGGACTTGGAGGTCTTCGACGCGACGGTTAAAGCGACGACGCCGGTTGGCGGAAGGATCTTCATGCACGAACGCGTGAGAAAGCTGATGGGATAATATGCCGCGAAAAATGCCACAGGGATGGCCGGAACTACTTGCTCGCCACGACAAACAGATTGAAACGCATTCGACGCTGCACCTGTCGGTGGACGACGGCGATATTTTGCGCGATTACTACTTCGCGACCGCGCGCCTGGTAATTGACGGAATCGAATACGAACCGCAGTTGCGCAAGGGCGGTCAGATCAAATCGAGTCTGACGCGCGCCGTGGACCAGGGAACCGTCGAAGCGCAAAACGCCGACCTGACGACCGGCCACGAATTCCTCGGCTTGGGACAATCCCTTTACGGCGCCAAGGTGGAGATCGGGATCTGGTGGCGCGATCACGTCAGCGGTGTCGAGGCTCATAAAGTATTCCAATCCGGCCCGCTGACCTCGTTGAAGGTGAATGAAACCGTTACGGCCCTGACCTCGATCGCCGATCCTTATGCGGCCGTCTCGGTCGGCGCGACGCGGCGCGTGGATGCGCTCTGCCAGTTTGAATATAAGGACGCCGACACCTGCGGCTCAACAAGCTCGGAAGCGGTCTGCAACTTCATGCTTAACCACGAAGGCGGCTGCATTGTGCGGCACGGTGACCCGTTGTTCCGGGCGAAAAACGGCAGCTTCGCGTTCGCGAACAGCGGATCGAGGTTCAAGAGTCTGTAATGGGTAAAGAATTCGACATGGATCTGTTTGTGATCGATCGCGGGGAACTGCCGCGGCTCGGTCCGGTTCCATTCGTCGATCCCGGCGAGATCAGCGGCGGTGGTAGTTCGATGGTCGCCGAAAAAGCCGACCAACAGATCGAAGAATTCCACCCCGAACTCGGCGGCGTCCTGGCCAAGCCTCATGGCCGGCACGTAACTGCGGGCCACTTGATCTACCACGTTTTCACGGCAGGTTCGCCGAATAACACCTTAATCATTTACGTCGCGCTCGGCGAGGGCGAAGGCGCAGGTGGCGGGCATGGCAAGTGGGATAGCGTCGAGAAAGTCTGGTACGCGGGCGAAGAGCTGAGCGTGTCACCGGACGCGACGACACCGGGCTATCGGTTTCACCCCGGCGAGATTAGCACGGGCGTAGATTCAGGCCCTCAGCAGGTAGATCCGTTTCAGCCGAGCGGCCTGGCCTATTCGGGAACCGCTTACGTCGCGGTGATGCTAAACGGCCCGACTGTTGAAAATCGGCCGAACGAGTTGAGAGTCCTGGCCAGATGCCGCGAGGTTCCCGACTTCGACGCGACCGGCAGATTGCTCGGCTTCAGTTACAGCACGAATCCCGCGCGGATCGCAGCCGAGTGCGTTTTGACCTATTGGGAGCGTAAGTTTCCAAACGACCCGGCGCTTGCGCTGCGCAAGACGCAGGAAATGATTGATTGGGAGTTCTGGACGATCTGGCGCGATGACTGCGACGAGTTGATCGAATGGTTCAACGGCGTGGAAACTGTAGAGATTCCGCGATGGGAATGCCACGTCGTTTTCACCGCAGACACGAACCTTGCCGACGCTCTCGATCAGATATGCGCGACCTGCGCCTCGACGTGGCAGTTGGACGGATCGACAATAATCTTCCTGCCGTTCAACGAGCGCGAACCGATTCATCACTTCGACGAGTCCAATATCGTCGCGGCGTCCGACGTGGAGCCGCGCGACCTGCGGTTGCGTCCGAATTCCATCCTGATCAAATATCGCGACACCGGCGACACCTTCATGGGCGTGACGATCTCGGAGGCGCGGCGGCCGGAGCTGAGAATGCAAGCGGGCGAGATCAAGAGCGAGCGCACGATGCCGCCGATGAGCAAATCGCAGGGCGACCGATTGGCCGAATTCCAGATGCGGTTCGAGTCCGACAACGACAAGTTGTGGCTTGTTCGCGGCGACGAGACCAGTTTGCACCTGCTGCCGGGCGATTACGCGACGGTCTCGCACCTGCTGCCAGGCTGGCCCGATTACCAGCGCGTTCTTGTGCTGGCCGCGACGCTGGCAGGCCCGGAAGAAGCGCCTGATCACGTTGATTTCATCCTGCAGAAAATAGAAACCCCGCTGATCGACGACACCGCGCACGGGCCGAAGCAGTTGAAGATCCAGACGCTCAACCCAACGTCGTTCACAACTGCCGATCCGGGGCAGGGCGGCTTGGCTGTGACCGGCGCGACCAACACGGGGCACGCGACCACGTCGGCGGATGCTGCGGCCGGGGGCGGATCGCAAACGAAGACTTGCATCTGGACAGCTTTTCAGACCGTGGGCGGCGTTGTATCGTCGTTGAAGCTGAAGGTGAATTGGGCAGAAGACGGCGACGTTAGCGCTGGCACGAATAGTTTTAGACTCCAATACAGCCTCAACGGCGGGTCGAACTGGACTACCGCTTTTGATCATATCGACGTCGAAGACCCGGATTCCGGTGAATTCTCGGTAACGCTTTCTGCCGCTCAAAATATCTCACAGGTTCAGGTCCGGGACAGGATTATCGCCCAAACGGACAATGCGACCATCGTTGGGACAATTTCAAATATCCGGCTGGAGGTTGAATATTTCTGATGAGGCTGAGAATCGTCCCGCCAGTTTTTACAGTCTATCCCGGCGACCGGATCGAATTCACCGCGGATGCCGGGCCGCCGCCACCATTGTGGGCCTCCGTGACGAATAGCGGCGATATTCAGGCCGATTCTTCGCTGGCTATTGACGCCGGGCAGGATTCCACGAGCGCCGTGGGCGGGCACAAGCTTTTCTCTGGAAGCGGCCGGGTTGAGCTGAAGATCAACAACCTGTGCCTGCCGACCGGGTCCGGCGTGTTGAAGCTCAACGGCGACATTACCGACACGAGCGCCTTTGTCTATCAGTACAAGATCGAGATCACGGCGACGGCCGTGACGGTCAAGAACGAAGCCGCCGCGACGATCTTCACCCAGCCTTATTCCACGGTTTCGGGGGATATTTACCAGCTCGAACTCAACGCCGGATTTCGTCTCTACCGCAAGGGCGCCGAGCTGCATGCGCGCGTCGGCTTGCCCACGCAGATTGTTTATCCGATGGGTTACTCGTGCGAGCTGGCCGAGGACACCGTCACCGAACCCGGCGTAATCCCGCCGCCGCGGCTGATCGGTCAGGGCTGGCGGCTCGGCAATGTCGTTACGTGGACGGCGCCGGCGCACGGCTCGCTCTCGACGACCGGCCCGGGCGTGACCACGGAATATTCCGGCGGCACGGTTCCCGGTCGCTACACCCTGGCGGCCCAGGTCGAGCCGGGCGCCGACGCGACGGGGGCGCAGCGCGCGACGGCGACCATAGACATCCCGGCGCTCGAAATCCTCGGCGCTACCGAACTTGAACTGCAACCGGGCCAGAAAGTTAGGATCAAGACCAATTACGATGAGGCGCAAAATCCGCTCATCGCGCTGTCCATAGTGAGCGGCGGCGGTTCGATTTCAGGCAGCGAATTCACCGCGCCGAGCGCGCCAGGAACTACGATCGTGCGGGCAGCCGCCGCCATCAACGGCCAGGCCGCCAACCTGACGATCACGGTTCCGGCTGTCGTCGGGCCGGAGATCGGATTCGCGGCGCCGGGCGATCCGGTGGATTTCGCGACCAACCTGACAGATCCGATATGGGCGGCAAGTTTGGGCCAGATCGCCATCAGCGGCCTGTGGATAGTTCCCGACTTGATCGGACAGAAGGCAAGGATTACCGCGACCGCTGGGGGCGTTACGGTCACGCGCGATGTCGAGATCGTCGAGAAGTTCCCGCGCTCGGATTTCAAACTGGATTGGCCGATCGATTACGCGAAGCGGGTGCTATTGAGCGAGGCGGAAGACGGGACGCGCACATCGCGAATTAAGACCGCGGCGCGCCGATCCTTCCCGGTGGAATTGCTGGTGGACGCTGTTGAGGATCTGAACGGCAAGGCGGGACTGCGCACTATCCGCGACTTCTGGGATCGCCATCACCCAGGATTGCGATTCATCATGGAAGATCCGGAGGAGGGAATTCAGCTTGTAATGTACACGGACTCGGAATTGCGCTGGGTTCACACCGGCGCCGGAATTGAGATAGTGTTTAGGGTGAAGGGGGCTGAGTAGGCGCGTGACCGAACGAACCGCAAAACTGATCGCCATCGTAATCGCGCTGCTGATTATCCTGATCGGCCTCGCGCTGTTGATCGCGGCGCCGGCGGGGTAGCGGTTAAGCGGATACGTTTTCATCCTTCCCCCTTTTCGCCTCTGGCGCGGATCGCTTGCGCCCCGGTGGCATATGCGCGAATAAAAGTACCGCCTATAGGCGTATGGGGGTCATGCGCCTCGGAAAATTCGTCAAGAATCTTCGCGCACGCCTCCCGCTCTGCCTCGACGGCCTGCTGCTCGCCTTCGTCCAATCGGGTGAACTCGGCGATGAGGCAGGCGACATCCTCGCTGATTCTGTATTCGGCTAGCCACTCACACGCCCGTCTCGCGGCGGCCAGGGATTGCTGGCGCTGTTCAGGTGTTATGGCTTCGCGCATAAAACCTCAGTTACGGGTACGTGCTTGTCCGTTACCCAATCCCAACACGGATTGATTGTCAACCCTCGGCCAAGTCCGAACGGAATAAAGCGCCGTCCTATGTGCTGTCCGCAGCGGTCGCACCTGTAGACAGTGCGCTGCTCTCCTTTAATCGGGTCAATCGCGCTCAATACCTCTTCGGCGGTGAACTTGTTTTCATTCTTCACATTTCCTCCGGCTAGGGATTGCTGGCGGTCAGCGGTCATTCTTCGTCTCTACCGCGAAATTGCTTGATGGCCTCGCGCAGGTCGGACTCGTAGCAGTCGCCACGCCAAGAGTTCTTTCGGCGCTCAATCACGCCCTCGCCCAGCAGTTGCCTGTTGAACACGGCGCATTGTCCGCCGCCCTCAAAGACAATGCCCACCATGGGCGTCTTATTCTCCGGGCAGATGAATGTGGCGACATGAAAGCCTTCGCCCGCTACGCCGTTCCGGTGATAAGCGATTTTCTCAATTTTGATTTTCATATTGCCTCTTGCCTCCGGCCAGGGATTGCCGGCGGGCGTTGGCTAGGGATTGCTGGCGTTGTTCGGGTGTCATAGTTTTAGTCGACGCGGAGGGGAGTTTCACCCCTCAACCTGGTTACGCTTATCGAACCTGGTTCGTAACGCGCGCCGATGTCGCTTGAGCTTTAGCCGCTTCTCAAACTCGCCCGGATGGCATTCAATGAGATGCATAGCCATGCCCAATTCTTGAAAGAACCGATTGCGGCGCTTCGGACATCCACGCACGGGGCATTGAAAACCTGACCAATTTGTTTGCGCTGCGCATGCCATGTTCTTTCCTCCATTGTTTCTGACATCCAGTAAATCCTGGGATTGCTGGCGGTCGGTGGTGGTGGTCATATGGTTTTCAAAGTGAAAGATGCGCCGCCTTCCGGGCCAACGGTAACGCTCTTATAGTGCGTCTTTTTTACATATGCGGCCAGCAATGAATCTCCTGCGAGAGGCAGGTGAGCGCGAGGCTCTTATCTTCGGCGCTGTCTTTGCTGTTCAGGATTTCGGCTTTCTTCTGTTCAAAGTCGGTGATTTTCATGATTCTCCTTTGGTTAGTATCCGCGCTCGTCGCCCGCAACGTCGCGAGTCCGCCAGTCGTTGCCCTCGTCGTCAATACCAGGAATCTCGGCTGTACCGGCGACCTGCGCGGGCGTGATTGCTTGAGAGGATTGAAATTGGCGAATAGCGTCTTTGACGACCGAGGCGCCGCGTTCGGCTCTCACGTCAATCGTTCCGTCTGACAGGAACGCTACGAAGCCGTTGTCAATCCAGCCCTTTTTCGCCTGCGTGTTGAATTTGAGATAGAGGCGAACGCTCGTTTCTTTCGTCCACAGTTTTGCGCCGTGGTTGTCGTCCGCGTTGATAATTTCCGCTATTGCCTGGGCCGCTTCGATTCTGGTTGCCATTTTCTTTTCCTCCGGTTGTTGTTTCGCTATTTGGCAATCAGTAAATCCCACGACCCGATTTTCCCGCAGACCGCGCGAGCCTTGCGACTCTGACCGCGCTGTCGGTGGTTCCCATTCCGTGGGATTTACTGATTGTCAAACAGCCCTTACGCCGGTATATATAGCAATAGTCATACCGCAGTACGTGGATATAAACCTAGTGCTGTCAATGCCGCATCGCGGCCCGTTTTCCTATCTATACTATTTGGTACGTAGATTTCGGCCATTTCGGATAAACGTTGATAGCAATAGGGATAGCTATGCACCAAAACGTATTGCTATTAAACCGTTTGGTGTGATAATTTGCTGACAGCGCCAACCGGACGCCCTACTGGAAGCGGTTCAAACGCTCTCAATTTAGCCAAGCCGGTCTCGGTCAAAAGTCGTCGCTTGCCGATCAAATAGAAGTCACCGGCCTCTACTGTCAGTGGTTTACCGCGATCCTCGAGCGCTTTGATCCGCGAACGGACGGAGCTGCGGCTGGTCAATCCCAGGAGCGCGGCCGCTTGTTCGTAGTTGTATATATTTTCCATAGCTGGATTGTACTCAATTTCCGTACCTCGATTTCTCTGTTCGTGCGGCGTGGTCCCATGCTAGTACTCCCTCGGTTCATAGCACATTTCGCAGCGGCGAGAAGTGCGGTGTTTCCCGCACGACTTACAAACGAAAGTTTCAGTGGCTTCGCCCATCGCTATCAATGCTCGCTCCAGGATCGGCACGTTGTGCGCGGCGTCAGCCTGCGCGGCGTCCAATTTCTCGCGGGCGACTTGCTCGTTTGCGGCCAGGGTGGAATCGAACGCGCCCAACGTCGGCATGGTCACGATCTCCAGGCTGTTGCGCTCTGTCGCCAGCGCGTTGAGCAGGTCGCGCGCGCTGACCTTGCCCGCCGCGATTCGCTCTTGCAATTTGGTTTCGTTGAGTTGCGCCATTTCATTCCTCCCTTATTCGCGGCCTCGCCGCAGTTGTGGGGCGTGAGGCCCCGGTAGATTAGTCCTCGTCGTAAATCTTCACGTTATCCATGCCGCGTAATTTCTCTTCTTTCGCTTCCTGAATTGCGCGGGCGCGAGCCGCTTTCGCCGCAGCGCGTTCTTTGGCCTTCTGCGCGCAAGGCTCGCAGGGGATAGCGTCCGCAGCCCACGGCGTATTTGGCGCGCCGCACAGGGTGTGTTGTTCGTAGTTGAACCCGTCTCTGTATTGATGTCTGATTTCCGCCATTTCCTTCCTCCAATTCTCGCGCGGCCCTCGCCGCAGTTATGGGGCGCGAAGCCCCGGTAGATAACACTTAACCCTCAATGAAAAATGCCGAGTCTCCGTTTTCGTCGTAGGCGTTTACGAATCCGTCGGCAGTGGTTCGCGCAAGCTCTTTGGCGCGCTCGGTGGCCGCTTTCAGCCCTTCAATGCTCTCTGTTTTTTCTTCGCCGTTGACTTTGTATTTCAATTCGTATTTTCCAGGTTTGGTAGTTGTCATCTTTCTTTCCTCCGTTTCGCGTTGTGAGTTGGGGGCGGTGAGGCCCCGGTGGATTGCTACTTGATTTTGTAACTCGCTGCACGCTCCGGCATCGTTCGCGGCGAGAGGCCCCGGTGGACCCTAGAAAATGCAGTGCCATTTTTGTTCAATCACCACGTCGGCGTAGCGATCCAGCGTCGCTTGGTCTTCCTGCGACTGGCCTGGCCCGAACATTCCGCGCATGTTTGCGACCGTGAAATACTCACGCACCTGTTTCTCTGACTCAAACCGATCGCCATTGGCGAATCCGGTTGAGTCGTTAATCTCGTCAAAATCACTTCGTGGCATGTCGTTTCCTCCGATTATCGCGCGGCGTCATTGCCGCTGCGATACTTATTACTAAGCAATCAGCGTACCACGGTACGCAAGTATAAACTCAATAGAATCAGCGCGGGGTATTGCGCCATTCTGACCGCTACACCATTTGGTACGTGAATTTTGGACATTTCCGGTAAACGCTGAGAATAAAAGGCTTATCAATACACCAAATGGTACAGCATTTATACCATTACGTGCGATAATTTAGACGTAGAGCCAAGCGGACGCCCTGCCGGCAGCGGCTCGAACGCTCTCAGACGGGCCAAGCCGGTCTCAGTCAAAAGCCGCCGCTTGCCGATCAAATAGAAGTCACCGGCCTCTACTGTCAGTGGTTTACCGCGATCCTCGAGCGCTTTGATCCGCGAACGGACGGAGCTGCGACTGGTCAGTCCCAGGAGAGCTGCAGCTTGTTCGTAGTTGTATATGTTTTCCATAGCTGGATTGTACTCAATTTCCGTACCTCGGGCCGATGCCCCGTGGGTTGCTCTTATTCGGCTGAAACGAAAGAGCCGCCAGCCTTGCGGAACTTCAACAAAATCGTGGTCGGGTTGCCCGCCATCAGCCCGCCGCCTTTGGTGGCCAGGAAGTTGGCGATATTCTTGCCCGTCAAGCACTGCCAATAGGAACCGGTTTCAGGGTTGTCACCGGCGTCTTCAAGTTCGCGTCGGCGAGCGTCGCTTTCGACTTGCAGGTGAGTCACGTTATCGTCCCTGTCGAACAGTCCCATGACGTGCGTTCCGTCTTTGACCAGATTGTCGGGATCGATCTCGATATTGATTGTTTCGCGGTTGACTGTGATCGTTTTCATTTTCTTTTCCTCCGTTGTTGTTTCGTTTTCAATTCCAACTGACACTTATTACTAAGCAATTGTCATACCACAGTATGCGCGTATAAGTCCAATGCTGCCAACGCTGCATTTCAGCTTGTCTCGGCAATTATACCACTTGGTACGTGAGTTTCAACTGGTTACGCTAAATGCTAGAAACAATAGAGATATGAATACACCAAAACGTATTACCATTAAACCATTTGGTGTGATAATTGAAAAAGAGCGATAACTGGCGCGCCGTAAGCATTGATATAGCAAGAGATATATTTCGGTACAATGGTACGCTGATTGCTTGGTATAATAGCGTAGTTGATAACCAGAAAGGGAAGGGAATAGCAATGATCAAACTCGAAAGCAAAACAATGACGAAGGCGATTGAAAGAGCCAAAGCAATCCACCCGAAAGTGCGCGTAATCAGCGCAACTGATCGGGTGTACGCCGTGACTGGCAGCCGGGGCAACGCTTACACCGTGCGCTTCGTCGTCGCGAACGGCCTGAAGCTCGGCTCGTGCGACTGCCCGGCGGGCCAGCGCGGTCAAATGTGCTACCACGTAGCAGCTGGGGCGGCCGTGAATATCGGCATCCAGGGAATGCGGCAAGGGGCTCCGGCCCCTGTCGCGCCGCGGATCGTTCGCAGCGTCGAGCGAGATCAATCTGGCGCGCGGGTGGCCGTAGCTCGCTGTGATAATTGGGTAGTCTGAATAGCAAACCTAATCGGCGGCGTGAACAAAACGCCGCACAGATCACACAGTAGCAAGTGTAAGCAGCAAACGGCGCTTACGATCTTTGAAAATTAAACCTCTAACGCGAAGGAGACTTATGAATATCATTTCCAAGTTTATGGCCGACAACATCGAAAGCGCGATTCTGGAAGACTTGAAAGCGAATCCCGGCTGGCAATGCGAGAGTATGATTCACCAACGGATATGTGGCGGTGGCGTTTGGGAGCACTTCCCAGAAACATTCTCGGCATTGGTCAAACTCAAGGAGGAAGGGAAGATAAAATCCAGTGGCAACAACGGATTCAATTCTTTCGCTTTCAAACTGGCATAGAACAAAGCGGGCGGGGCGACTCACCCGCTTTTTTTTATTCTTTTCAAAAGCTCCTGCGCCAGTCCATGCGGGCACGGCTCCTTGTTTAGCCAACTATGCGCCTGACAATGGCCTAAATGATCGAACCAGCACTCATCGGGGTCGGTCAGATCGGCAAGCAGAGTCAGGATGCCATTGTCGCCCATTGCTATTTCCCCGGTCCCCTCGCAGGGAATCACCATCTCATCGGGTTCGCGTCCGTGTTCGGCCAGCCTCACGCAAACAAACTGGCCGCACTTTGGGCATTGTTGTTTCATTGTTCCTTCCTTACTTGCAGCGTCGAGCGGGTTAAGGTCGTGCGGGGCGATAACTGGGTGGTTTAGGCCAGGTCGCTGTTCGGTTCGGTTGGCCACGTCTCGCTCTCTCTGACCCGTTCCACCATGAGAGCATGCCCGGCTTCGGCATCTTCCCGGGTAGTGTATCGCTCGCATTCCTCATCCAACGTTCCACCAAACACCATTGTCTCGAACAGTATTGGCGCGCCGATCCCACTGAGGTTATGGAGAAAAACCGTGCTGATCGTGACACCGTTGATTTCGTCCAGCGCTACGAGTCGGTTTTCGGCTTGTGCTAGTCGGCTCCATTCTATTGCGCCATGGCACCGCTTTGGCGTATGCCCGTCTAAGATATATGAGTCGCCCATGCTTCCTCCATTCCACCACGCGGGCCGGGGCGGGGTTATTGGCATTTCGTCTCAGTGTGGCAAGGACACGAAGGCGACTCGCATCCTTCGCTTACTACGTTTGGCGCGTTAGACCAACCGCTTTTCTCGCATCCGCAGCGCCAGCAAAATTCAGGCTGAGTGTCCGAGCCGACCTTACCTATCACCAACAGCCTTACATATCCGACGCCTTCACGCGACTCATGCGGATGGCCCTTTGCCTCTTCTACGGTTCCGGCGTGGAACTCGTTGCAGTGAACGCAGGGTGTAAACGTTTCTTTCATGTTCTCTCCATATCCGCCGCATCCGATAAGACGCGGGCCGGGTTATATCCGTTCCGCTTCGGCGATCTGTTCAGCGTATCCGTTGGCGATAGCCCATTCAGTAACAGACGGGCCTCCGTCCCATGTTGTGTGGTCGTCTGGCGGCGCTTCTCGGTCTAGCCGTGCAACTTGTTCAAATTCACCGTTGGTGACGAGGTAAAAATCAACCACGTTACCACGGTCATCAACTTCGTATGTCATTCCTTCACCTAAGACGCGGGCCGGGTGGGGTTATTGCTTGCGCTGTGAATAGCAAGCAGCGGCAATGGCGCTCACCTGCTCGAACACTGGGTACATTTCTGGCGACAGAGATAGATGCGCGCGATCCATCAACGTTTTCCAGAGTGTTAGCCGCTGCCTGTGCGAGAGGTAGAACCCGTCTTCGTCCCGCGGCTCCTGATAACGCTGCACCACGTCGGCTAGGAATTGGCGCTCAAACTCGTTAAACGCTATAGATGTTGCAAAGTCGGGATTTTCGATTAGCCATGTAAGCAGCTGCACCTCAATGGCTGTCACCGGGACATAATGCGACCAGTCGAGTCGCGGGCGTTCGTTACTGCTCATTCTCTTACCTCTATTAAGCCATATCCGCCGCATCCGAAGACGCGGGCCGGGTTATTGCTTGCGAAAATCGTAAATCTCAATTCCGGCGCGCTGGGCTTCTTTGTACATATTGGCAGTTCCACGCCCGCCAGGGAATAATGCCACGGCGTCGGCGTATCCAGCCATTTGCCGGTTTCTTCTTGGCCCCGCCGATTTACCAAAATGTTCCCATTCGGCGCAGAAGCGTTTAACAGGGATGCCATGCTTGCGCGCCCACTCTTCGCCACATTTATCCACACCAGAAGCGCCGCCGGAAACCACTTCTTCAATGGGCGCCACGAAACGGCTGAGCCGCAATTCGTCAAGCAGGGCAATATCGGCATCTGTGAATTGATAGTCTCTACCGCCTGCGATGATCAATTTCATATATACCTTCCGGGTCGGGTTATTGCGCTTTCAGTTTAGATGCCAGTTCGCGCCCCTTCGTCGGATGCGCGTACAGCCCCGTCGTTGCGATGCTGGCATGCCCCACGATCTCGCTCACGTCGGCTAATGGCGCGTTCTCGGCCAGCAGGTGTGAGACGAAGGCATGTCGGAATTGATGGGGATGAGCGCCTTCAACGCCTGCCGCCTTTCCTGCCGCCTTCACGATCTTCCATGCGTTCTGCGGTGTGAAAGGGAAGGGGTGATCCTTGTCCCCGGCATTGCCCCGCATCGCTATCAAGTCCCGCCACAGTTCAGCCGACAAATACACCGTCCGTCTTTTCCCGCCCTTGCCTAAAATATGCGCCTCGCCGCCGTCTTCCATTGGTCGCAGATCGCACCAGCGCAAGCCCAAAACCTCGCTGATTCGCGCGCCGGTCAGGTACAGAAACTTCAACAGCGCATGGTGTAGGGGATCGGCTGCCGTGGCTGCAATAATGGCGCGAATCTGTTCCGGCGTAAGCAATGCGCCGTGGTCGACGGAGCGGTCCATCTTCGCGCGCTCGATCCGCGCCAAGTTGATCGCCGTTACCTCTCGGTTGTTCAGGAAGCGGTAGAAACTGCACACGCTGGCCAGCTTTCGCGCGCGGGTTTTCTCTGCGCCGTATTCGTCCGCCAGGAACGATTGATAATCCATTATGTCGGCGGTGATGATCTGATCGAACGGCTTGCGTGTATGGGCCAGGAATGCCTTGATGTCGGCGCGATAGGCGATTGCGGTGTGCTGGCTTCGCCGTTTGCCGGTCGGTTTCAGCCATTCCGCGATCCAGAAATCAACATCTTCGATGTTCATATAATTCTCGTTATATCACGGCGTCGAATTTTACACGCTTTATCATCCACTCTTCCACTCGTTTATAGGCTTTTCCGCGTTTCCGCCAGCCGCCGCCACATCCAATTGCGTTTCGTATTGCTCATACGGTTCCGGTTCATCTTCCGGTTCGTAGTCGTTGAAGTTATCCAGGTGCCAAAACAGTTTGCACGTCTCTTCGTCTCGACAATCGCAATCAATATGCGCCAGTGTGTCAAAGTCGCTATTCACTTGGCATCACCTCCTTTCACTCGCGCCCCTGCGAAGCCGCGTCAGTCGCTTCGCACGTTTACCCAATGGTCGCCAAGTTTAACCTGTCGCGCCGATCTGATCTGCGGCTTGATTAACTTAATCAGCGGATCAATCGGGCGATTACAATGGGAACATTGCTCGGGTTTATCACCATTCCGCAGCGGGATAATTGTGTGATCCCAGAAACAGCGGTAATAAAGAAAATTGTCGGCCATAAACCAGTCGCCGTTGCAGGTGTGGTTCATATTTCACTCCCGTCCCTCGCATCTTCAACCTCGTCGGTGGCTAGCACGATGCCGTAACAAGCCGCATCGTGATACGCCAGCGAATTGCGAGGAAAAATGTCTGGTGGTAAATCCATCAAGAAGAAGTGCGTCTCATGTCCTCGCACCCGGATCGGCCTACATTGAAGTCCCGCGCGGAGAGTTACCGTATGGGTAATTTGTCCCACGCGATAGTGTTTTGTGATGTCGCGTTTTACAACGTATCGCTTGCTCATATTCCCCTCACGCCTCCGCGTCTGCATCGGATTGCTGCGCGAATCTTGCGCACCTGCAATCTCGATGCGCGCAACTTTCGTCTTCATCGTATCCGCCAAGGTGTTCCGATAGTTTGTGTCCGCAGTCGCATGTCATACCTACTGCCTCGGCGTAACTGTTGAACCCTTCGTCTTTCCAATTGAACGCGCTCATTCTTTCCCCTCCGCGTCCGCACGCATAGTCTCTACGGTGTTGCCTGAGCGTTCGTCCCTGGCGCTTCAATCTACGCCTTACGCTTTCAACGAACTTGTTCGCCTCTTCGCGCGTGTTGAACTTCTGGTGATGGCGAACCCCGGACTTGAAACCGCTGCTTCCAGCAATTTGATAACTCGCGCCAGCCGTAGCATACAGCCCCGGTGATAGAGAGTACCCTTTGGGGATAGCCACGAAAAAGTGTTCCCGTTCCAGTCGTCAAAAATAAACTCATGGCAGCGGCGACAGTTGCCCGACCACTTGCTACCGGAACGCCAGCCAGCGGCGCGCAGTATTTTATATTGCTCAGTTGTCATTCTTTCCCCTCCGCGCCCCTCGCCGCGACTCAAGAATCTTCTCGTATGCCCGCCGCCACGCCTGCGCCGCCGTATTGCCGCTCGCAAATCGCGGTGAGCCGGGTTCCAGTTTGACGAAAAACCGTGTCGGCAACGAAGTGGTATGTACAATTGGAAACCTGGAGCACACGGCACGTGGATACAATTCCAAGACCAGTCTTTTGTCCGCGCCGCCTCTCATTCTTTCCCCTCCGCGTCTGCGTCAACCGACAACGGTGAATGCTCGTCACACCGCACGGTTGATTCATAACTGGCGCGTCCGCACAGTATCCATGCCGTTTCGCCCTTGACGGTTCGCGTTATCCAGCAAATACCGTTTTCGTCTCGCTCGTGTCTGGGTTCGTTCATGCTTCCCCTTTGTCGCACTTGCTATTCAAGCAGCGCCACCAGCCGCCCTTGCCACCGCAGTTGCCACACTCTTCCACTTCGCCGGGGAAACAGTTGATCGGATCGTCTTCGTAGGCGTCGAAGTACCCGTCGTCGCACCCGCTCCAACAGTCAACCCAATCCATCCCACAGCCGCATGCATTACAGTGTGGCTCTAGCATTCTTTCCCCTCCGCATCTGCGTCAACCTCTTCTAAGCGTCCAAGCCTGTCGGCAATGATGTCCAGAATAATGCCGATTTCAGAATCTTCGATATTCATCTGCTCTTCCATCCGCTCACACAGCGCATTGAACAAGTCCGCCGCTGGTAGCCTTCTGAAGTATTCGGCTTCTTCCAGATTGGTTATCAGCCGATTGGCCCACGCTGCGTCGTATTGTCGGTTAAATTCTTCGTCCGTCATGTTCCGCCTCCAACCCTAGAGACGGACGCTTGGTTGATTATGTGCAAGTATTTTTCTCCGCGTCTGCGTCATCTGGAAATTCCATAAACGCTTCAGGCGGCAAATCGTCAGGGTCGAACGGCTCGTCGCAGACACACGACGTAAGCGGCTCGTCGCATTCGTAGCACCAAACGCTTTCGTCCGCTTCCAGCCAGTCGTCCTCTTCGAGTTCAATTTGTCCATCGTATGCGATCAGGCTCATTCTTTCCCCTCCACGTCTGCGTCAACCGCTACCCACTCCCCATCAAGTGAGTTCTTTAGTTTATCAATCAGCGCCAGAACGGTCGAAGGCGGATAGTATTTACTGCCGTAATTCGGTCTTCTGGCGTCTTTTTCGAGTTGTTTGAGTTCGCGCTCGTTAAACTCTTTAAGTTCCACTTCGAGTTGGGCCAGCAGTTCTTGCTTAGTCACCGTGCTCACCCCTTATTAACGCTGCGTCGAAAGTCGCGCGCCCACTCTTCCGCCATTTCCCGCGTGTAACATTCCATGCGCATATGGTCGCCGGGCATTAGACACTCACCGGAAAAGTCGCAGCCCCATTGGTATTCTTCGTAGCCATCCGGTTCGTGTTCATCTAACCAGTCGTCCTCTTCGAATTCGATTTGTCTGTCGTGTGCTATTAAGCTCATGTTTACTCCTTCGGGGCGGCGTCAATGCCAGCCGCCCTGACGAATGCGGCAACGGCTTCGGCTTCGTCTGGCGTTTCTATCACCCGTTGCTGTAGTCCGGTATTTCTATCGGTGTAAACCACCCATTGATTCTCGCCGTTGTCCCACTCAAGCCATACGTAGTCCGTGGCAAGCCAGGTGTCCAGTTTGAGCAAGTCGAGAATGGTCATCACTTTTCCTCCTCAATTGCGGCGGTATTGCGCGCCCAGATAACTGTGTTTCTCCTACCGCGCCCCACCTCTCGGACTTTGCCGCGCACTACCAGCGCCCGCAGGTTTGCAGAAATAACAGCAACGGACTCATAGAAATTCAAGTCCAGCGCCCGCAAAACATCCCTAGTGGTAAACGTCTCAGGCAGTTCACGCAGGATATTTTCAACGTGGATACGAGCGTGCTGCTCTTTCACCTTTCCTCCCCCTCAATCGCGCCGGGTTGCTGCGGTTGCGTGTCTTTCGCTTGTACGTCAACGCTGTTAATCATCACAACGTCGGCCTCGCCTATAACGGCGTCTAAGTCGTATTCGGCCCAGCCTTGCGCCTCTTCTGGCGAATCAGCTTCGACATTAGACTTGTATTCAAACTGTCCGCGAATCGTTACTTGATATTGGCTCACTGCTTTTCTCCTCTCTTATTGTGGCTGCGCGCAATTGAAGCTCCTCCTGCGGTTGCGGCGCGAATAGCACGCGCCCCACCTCCTCGAGCGTACTCAATCCGCCCGCCCATTTCGTACCGTCCGGGCGCTCTATTGCGAACTGATCCCAGCAGTCTTCCAGCGCGGCGCGCAACCTGTCGTTTCTCACCGCCCGCCCGTCTGCGCAGACGCGCCAGTCGTCCACGATCTTGCGTAGTCGCTCGTTTTCCGCCTCGGCAGCGGTAAGGCTGTCTCGAAATTCACCGGCTATATTAGCCATCCCGTCTCGCTGTTGTAGTAGTGCTTCTGCCTTCGCCTCGGCTTCTTTGCACCGGCTCATCCACTCGTCGCGTTGTCGAACCGCCTCTACGATTGCTGTATCTTTTGTCTCTCTTTCCGCATCGGCTTCAACGAGCCGGACGGACACATCGTCAGAGTTTAAACTGAACAGGTCGCGCCACCTGTTGGACTCGCGGGCCATCACATCCCGCGCCGCCTCGGCTTCGCGCAGGCGCGTCAAAACCACGCGCACAGCTTCAGCCACGCATCGTAAGCCAACGCCGTAGCCGATAGGTGTTTCAAGTAATTCCGAGGCTTCCCGTAGCTCGGCTTCAAGTTTAACATTGCGCTGCTCGGCTTCGCGCAGTTGCGCTTTCATTTCCTCAAGCGCTACGAGATAGGCGCATGCGCCTTTAGCAACCGGCGGCTCATAGGGGATGTCCAGTTTTGTCGCTATGTCGCGCGCGAATTGTTCGGCTTCGCGCAGTTTCGCTTCGAGTTCTCTCACCGACGACTCGGCCAGCGCGCAGTAACGCGATTCGCCTGACTCAACGACGTGCGGACAGGCGTTATCGCGCAGCTTCGATTCGAGTTCGGTGATGCGGTCTTTCAGTGCGACTAATTCATCGTTGACAACTTTGCCAAGCGGCAGCGTGGTGGGTTCATATGTAACCCAGACTTTTACGCCGGGGCTGCCCGCGGCTATCCGCTCAGCGCATAAATCAGCGCGGAATTTAGAATAAAACTTCAAGCCCACCATTACCGGCTCGGGGTGTGTGGCGTCCGTCCAACATACTCTGAAAATGTCTCGTGTGCCCTCTTGAGGGCGCTCGTTATTGTCCATTGATTCCTCTTCGCTCATAATTCCCTTTCCTCCGGCTGTGACGGCTAGCGTTTCCGCTTCTGTTCTGCTTGCCAGTCCCGCATGATTTCGTAACTGTATTTGTGGCTTTCGACGAACCGCTTGAACTCCTGAAGACCTTCGAGCGACATGGCAAGTTCGCGGTGTTTGATCTGTCTCACGGCGCCATCTTCAACTACCAGCACGCCGTTATCGTCCGTTTCTTCGCCTGAGTAATTCACTGATCCGCTCAGCGTGACACCGTGCGGCGTCAGTACGTTATCGATGAGGTATTGCAACCACTCCACGTACTCGTAAAACTTCTCACCGTAATCCCATTCGATCCCTCGACAATCTTTCGTCAATTGCCATTGGCAGTATCCGCCTGGCGCATTCGGATCTTCCATTTTCCTGCCGTCGATACCTTCAAGCTCGCGCAACCGCACGATAGCTTCAGCGGGCGGCAGTTTGTCTAAGTCAAATCGTCCGTGAAATCTTGTCGTATATCCCATTGTTGAATTTCCTTTCTATGCTGCTTCTTCCACGGTGGAACCGGTTGCACGCCGCAATTTCTCGCGCAGTTCCACGATGGCGTAAAACTGATTCACGGCCTCTTGCGAGTAGTAGGCCATATACCTATGTTTACTGCTTCGCTTCCCGTTGCTGGAGATCGCAGGTTGCCGGGTGAAAAGCTTCCAGCCCGCCTTGGTTGATCTCCATTTGAGGCGGGCATGCATTGCGCGTTCGTCCGTCTCGCTGCTGTGAGAGCGCTTCCGCCCTCGCCTCGGCTTCGCGCAGTTGCGCTTCGAGTTCGGCTATGCGGGCGTTGGCAGCGTCCAACTCTACTTGCGTGTCAATTAAGTCAAAGTATTCAGCGCTCATAGTTCCCTCTTTCTATTCCGCGTCCGGCTGCGCGCCCGGCGCGGTGGTTGTGGCAAAGCCGGGTCCAGTCTCAAGACTGACGCGCAATGCGTTGAGTAGCCGGCACAAGCAGTTGCGGCATATATCGGGCGGACCGCCGAAGCCGGCTGGGTGATCCGTAAAGGACAATACCGGCCGGACCACCAGTTTGCATTGCTTTACGACTGGAAGAATATTGCCGGGGCTCGCCGAGTTGTATTCCTCGCCTATATGTTGGACGACCTCGACCCGCGCGGCGAGGTCCCACGCAGGTTCTTCACAAAGATCGCAAAATACTTTTTTCATATTTTCCTTTCTGGTTATGCCGCGTCCGGCTGAGTGTTCAGCATTTCAAACTGAGTGCCGATCGCGTTGTTAATCAGTCGAGCAAGGTTGCGATCTTCGTCGTTGACAATTCCCTGCCCGGTGCGAATGAACGATATAAGCCACGTCTGCCGCGCTTCAGCGTCGTCAGCTTGCATTCTGAACTCGCCTTTAGCCGCCTGAGTCAGCATGCTTAAATGGGCCAGTGCGATCATGGTTTGCTCGTCTGAGTCAGCCAGCAATAATGGCGGCCTTGTTTTGTTTGTCACTCTTTCTCTCCTTGCAAAGTAGTCCGGCCATTTCCAGCGCCGTCCAGTTGAAGTAGCCGGCCAGCGAGTGAACTGAGTTGTCAGCCGTGGTCTTATCCGGCTTGCGGCTGAGTACCCAGAGATACGAAACCCCATACTCAGTTTCCGCGATACTATAGCCCCGCATACGGCGGATCAGATAGCCCGACCGCTTCCGGCTTCGCTTCCATTTCGACCGTTCGTAAACAATGCCCCGCTGAGCACTCAGTTGGACGACATTATCTTTGTTTGCAGCCGGTTGCGATTTCGCCACCTGACGTTTCGCCCGGCTGACCGGAACCACTTTCAGCGACGCCGCTGAGTGTTCAGTTACCGCCTCAGCCACGCTATCAGCAGCAGCACCGCGAGCGCGAATAGTACTTCCCAAACTAGGGAGCGGGTGATTATTTTGTGTCTGAGCATTTACCCCTCCCCCTGGCCTTTTGGGTCTCGGTCGCTCCGCGCAAACCCGGCAACGGGCGCCGCCGGCAACGCGGATGTCGCCTTCGACTTCAGCACGCCTTTCAACTCCTGCTCCCGCACGGCTGATAGGGTAGAGACGGTATTGATCCTCATCTTCGAGCGAACGTCGAGCAGGATAATCCCGGCCCACGTCAGCAGCGTAGCGCCGAGGACGAGGACGGGAAGGCCGTTCGATTGATAGAAGTCGCCGAAGCCGTCCAGGTATCCGAATAGATTCTTTCTGAAGTTCAGCGCGCAGTGAAAGAGCAGGATAGTGTAGGTGACGGCGTCACCGGCCAGGCCGATCCATTTCTGCGCGTTCGTTGTGAAGAGCAGAAAGTGGCAGACGATCAGCGCGATTAAACTGCCCTCCACGCAGCCTACCGCCATGAACGCGTTGAGGTAGGCGCCCTTCCCCGCTCTGTCGCCGCCGGCTAAATCAAAGAACAAATGCCAGGAGTGGTAGGCGAGAAAAAGACTTGTCAGGATTACGAAGATGATCCCGATTCCGAGAAGTTTGTTTGAATTTTCAAGCTGGCTCTCGGCCTCTCCGAGAACGTCATTGATGTTTGTTTTCATATGCTGCTCCCTTCCCTTTTGGGAGCGGCGACGTGTAAGATTTCGTCGCCGCGTAGTTGGTTAAGTTCGGTTACGCGGTTCGTCCCCGTCCGCAGGCCTTTCGAGTCGAGCGGGCGGGGGCGTTGTGGTTATGCAGTCCAAAGAACTTCTTGTCGCAGGCGTTGGGCTGCGATTTCAGCGTATTTCTCTTCTATCTCGATACCTATGGATTGCAGCCCTGCATCCTTCGCCGCGCGCAATGTTGTGCCTGATCCGCAAAATGGATCAAGAACGCAGCCCGCATTGACGGCGCCTAGAATCTTTGCCGGCAACGCTAGGGGGAACGGGGCTGGATGCGCGTTAACGTCCGGTGCCATCTGCCATACGTCGCCCAGTCCCGAATCGCTTCTTGAACGCAGGCGAAAGTCCGGGCGGGCCAGGAGCAGAATCCATTCCGACGTCGGCATAAAAGCCGTCGGATTGAAGTTCATGCCGCCCGGGCGTGCCCAGGTAATGATCTGTCTAACCTCGACCTCTTCGGGAATAAGCTCGAACGGCGTCCAAAGTTTCGCGCCGATCACGCGCGGCTTGTGGTTGTAGAAAATAGCGCCCTTGTCGGTGAGTTTGCGCCAGAGTGCCCGCAGGATCGAGCGCTGCCAGTCCACGTATTGCGGCCACGGCATAGAATCGTGATGTTGGCCGTATCGTACACCGGCCGACGCGTCGGCGCCGTTCTTCCAAAAGCCCTTGCCTCCAGCAGAGCCGCCCGGTTTCCAGTGTCCTAGATGCGGCCACGGCGATGCGCCCAGGTTGTAGGGCGGCGATGTGATGACCAAATCCGCCGGGCCCAACTGCGGAATGATCTGGACGCAATCGCCCAGATATATCGTCGCAAACCCATCCTGGTAATACGGCTTCAGCATAAGAAACACGCGCTGTGGATACACGCGCGCGAGTGTGTTTAATTTTAGTGTGGATTGTCGCCGAGCGTTTGGAAGCCGCTCGGCGCCAGTCGCCCTATTGGAAGTAGGACGACGGCAAAAGTCACGATGGCGGAAGGATTATAGCGAAAGAATTCTATTCGTCAATCCCGATCAGAGTCGGACTTAGCCAGAACCGTATAGGTCGTCGTGACGACTAATTTAGAACTGGATAAAAAGCCGGCCGTCCTGAGGCTCCACCACTTGCCGTTCGCGATTACCTCGATCCGCAGTTCTTCCAAATCGAGCCGCTTTCGCTCGAACGTCAACTCGCCGGCTGTCTCAGCCGCAAGCCGCGCGCAGGTCTCGTAAACCTGCTCGACGCCCACGCGCCCGCCCTGCTGCTCGCGGAGATCGCGCTCAATCTCGGACGCTTCCAGGCGCAGGCGTTCGCGCTCGGCTTCGATCTCACCAATCTCTTTTTCAATGAGCGCTGCCACGCGCCCCTCGGCTTTGCGCAATCGTTTTACCAATCGCTCTTGCTCAGCGCCGCGCTGCTCGATCTGGCTACGAACGATACCGAACCGCGACGTCAATTGCTCGACGATTCCGACCGTGCGCGCCAGGTCGAGCGCTTCGATGAGGCTGTCAGGATTGTTGACGAGCCACACGAAGCGCTCCCAGACCTCGCGCTCGATCCGGTCGGCGCGCACTGACTTTCCGCCGCAGCGCGTATATCCGTTGTGGTGGCGCTGAAATTCCGAGGCGCAGCGGTAGTAGTAAAGACCGTGCTGTATGGCGACGTACATCCGCGCGCCGCAGCTCGCGCAGAAGATCAAGCCCCGCAGCAGCGCCGGTCTGCTCTGGTTGCGCAGCGCCTCGCCGCGGTTCGCGTCGAGCCGTTCCTGCGCTTTGTCCCAAACCTCGGCGTCCACCAATGGCGGAAAGATCCCGTCCGGCATTCGCAGTAGCTCGCCGCCGTGTCTGTACGCCCACGCCTCGCCCTTGTAGGCGGGATCGCGCAGCAACACGCGCAATGTTCCGGGATGCCACTGCCCCTTGCATTCACCGCGAGATGTGAAGCTCGTCGGGACGCCCGAGCGGTTGAGATCCTTACAGATCGTTCGCAGCCCCTGCCCGGCGCAGACTTCACGGAAAATACGGCGCACGATTTCCCCTTGGGCGTCGTCTATCTCGGCAATCCCCTGCTCGCGGTTTTTCCGGTATCCGAATTTGTCCCGGCCGCCGCCCCAGATTTTTCCCTCCATCACCTTCTTGCGTTTGCCGCGCATTGTACGGTCGAGGATCTTGCCGATCTCACCGGCGGCTTCGTGTCCGGCGACGAGCGCCATGATCTTTCCGGCAATCGTCGTGAGGTCGAGCGGATTTCTTATGAATCGGACTTCGGTATTGAAGTGGCGAAATTCAACGAGCAGGTAGAAAATATCTTCCGCCTCTTCGCCGCGGATCAATCGATCCTGCGCGTAGCAATAGACGATCTGCCGCTCGCTCTTGTGCTGCTCGAGCGCGGCGCGCAATTGGCTCAGCTCCGGTATGGCGCGCAGGTCTCGCCCCGAAAACTGCACTTCGTACTCGCGGTCGGGCGTGACGCTTACGTCATCGGCTGCCGCGGCTTCACGGCAGGCGTCAAGCTGGCTTTTGATCGAATATTTTTCCTCGTCGTAGAGGTTGGACTCCCGCGTCCAGATGTAGCCGATCATAGGTGATTTCTATCAAAAGAGTTCTTTGGACGCTTGAGACATCTGGACTGCATGCTTGAACGCTTTTTCAAATCTGCGCGCCGTTTCTTCGCTGTCAAAATTCAGCGCGAACTTGCTGATCATGTCGGTATAAACGCGAGGAGCGCCGTGATCGTTTTGCGCCGGGATCGTGCGCCTGATCGCCCTTTTTCCGTCTTTGGTGCTGAGTGTCAACTCATAATTCGGAGGCTCGGCGCTCACCGGTGATCGCTCAACTAGGATTTTTTCAGGATCGAGGGATATGAGCGAAAAGAGATAAGTTCCGCCATTGCCGCTTTTGAGCCCGTCCGGGAGAACTGTCTCTCCATGCGTTAAAAGCGTGCAGGAAGCGCCGTCGAATGTCGCGGAAATCACCCGCAGCGTAATAGCGCTTCCGTTCAACTTGCCTTCGTAGGCGGCCAGCGCCGGTAATTGCTGAGCAAGCCATTGAACAGTCTCGTCGAACGTCGGCGCATCCTGCCGCTTCGGTCGATCAGCCTGTCCACACGCAACAATACACGTTGAGAGTAGGAGCGCAATTGCGCCTAACATATGCTTCATCGCGAGTCCTTTCAAAGTGAAAACCCCCGCCGGAGCCCGGCGCGGCGGGGGCTTTGTTTAAGCCGTCATCAGCAAGTTTGCCAACGCGGCGGTTAGTCCTGTGAATTGGAGCATCAGGCTATATATTCTGGGCGCCCACTGCTCCGATTGTTGTAGTTGATAAAATTCCAGCACTCGCACCACACCCAGCCAACCCTGTCCCCTATAGAGCGCAATGGTAATGTTGCTATCTTGCCGTCTAACAACAATCCAATCACCTGGCGCCGGCTTGGCGTCGTAGTCAACCGTAATAAATAAGTCGCTCTCTTCAACGTGGTAAACAAGTGTCCTGAAACGGTCTGCTTTTTTAGCCTCGGCCGGGCGTGTGGGCGCGTCGGGACGAGCGCGGTCGATTGAAGGCATAATCGATCCATCCTTTACCGAGATCGTTAATGGAAGCCGGTGGCGTGTCGCCGGCAGGACGTATGCGATGGAGTCCCGGCAGGGTGGGGGATTCCTTACTTGCGGCCTCCTTTCTTGTTCGACCGATCGTTGAGTGATGCGTCCGTCGTGTGATTTAGAGAAATCGTTTTGTTGATAGATTGCGTGGGAATGTTGTCAGCTTGTCGTTGTAGCGCTTGGACTATCGCAAGCACTCTTTCCTGGTCCTCTACGGAAAGCTCGTTGAATAGATTTATCAGCATCTGCTCGCGCGGGTTTTTGGAAACGGGCGCATTGTGTCGCGCCTGCCACCCCAGTACGACAAGCTGTCTTGAATATGTGCCTGGGGCGATGCCCAGCGCCTTGCCTTCATCCTCAATGGCACGTTTCAGCGAGGGCTCGACCTTTACCCCCAAGTTTTCAAGCGACGCTTTGTTGGCTTTTGATCTAGGCATAATTTTAGTTTACCGAAATCACGCATTAGGGACAAGCGTTAACGTAGGGGCTTGACAAGTTAACTTTGTAAGCCATATAGTGCGCCCATGGTCGAATCCAAACCCAAACAACGTAAGCGTCGAGCCGGGCGACCACTCAAGCCGGAAGCTGAAAAATTTGTCCTCCTGGGCGGCAAAGTGCCTCCTGAAATGCTTGCCGCTATTGAGGAAATTGCGGGGGAGCGGAATTGGACACGATCTGCTGCCGTCCGCGCGGCCTGCGCCCTGCTGATCAAGCATGAGACGGCAAGAAAAAATTTGCTGGTTAACGAAAATCTCTTGACAGGTTAACTAAAATAACCGATACTCCGCTTGTCAGTTGATAACGCTCCTTGAATCCCCGAATACGATAACCGCCGCGGTAGGTTGGTTGGGTGGTCACGGAGTAACGCACTCGTTAAGACGGCTCAGCGCTACGCAAGGCGGAAACGGCAACCTGGGGATTCGAGGGGCGATCAAACACGGAGACATTATGAAAATCGCCACTTGCAAAATTTGCCGCCGAAGCCTGAAAAACGAAGCCAGCGTCGCCAGGGGCATTGGCCCCGAGTGCGCCGAGAGATTCGTGTGGATGAAATCGAACGCGGGCCTGACACTCGAAGCCCTCGACATTTCCGAATCGATAGCGGCCGATCCCGTAGTCGCTCGCTGTCTCCACTTTGCCGAACTGGCTTTGCTTATTGGCAGACGGAGCGACATGGAGCGCTTCAAGATCAGCGCGCGGGACGCGGCGCGAAGAGCCTCGGCGCTGACGGAGGTTGCATGACGCCAAAATGCCTACACTGCGAAAACGACAACGGCCGTGATTTTCCGGTCTGCGGCGACTGCGAATCCACCTGCCACTTCACCAGTCGAACGGATTGCCGCTGTCTGGCTTGCGAGGACGCGCGCGACTTGGCGCAGCTTCCGGCGGCGCTGCAGGATCGATTCAAAGATTCCGTCCTGATCGCGACGTCCGACGACGAGCCGGACAAGGTCAGGGTTCCGTTCCGGTTTGAATATCTCAAGCCGGAAATCCGACAGCGCGTTGCTGTGGCGCTCGCGGAGACGGTGAAAGAGTGGGCCAAAGCGGCCTGAAGCGCGCCACGCGGGCGCAATGGGCAATGGGCGACGGCAAACGTCGCGATGGCAATGGCGGGGCGGTTTGGAAGGCCGCTTCGCGGAAAGGGAGCAGATATGAACCTAATCAAGGTTGGCAATCTGATTCTAAACCTCTCGCAATTGATCGACGCGGAATTCACGCCGGCTTCTGGCGGCGTGGACGAAGAGACAGGCCGGCAGTTCAACCGCATGGCCAAACTTGAATTGCGCTTTGCCGGTCCGCAGTCAGAGCCGCACACCAACTACGACGGCGATTACGTCGGTTTCGCCGATCATTCGCCCTACTCTCGAATCCTGCGTGGCGAAGAAGCTGAAGAAGTCTTCAGCGAACTCTGCATGAGGGACACCCGCAAGCCGAAGGAAACGGGCAGATCGCAATCTGCCGGCTGATCTTTTCAAAGTCGAGACGACGGGGATCGTTTCGATTGCGCGGCGGACGATCACGGGGGCCGTCCAGCCGCTTTTACCGGGGCGCGGTGTGGCCATAGCAGGGAGTCACGCCGCGTCTCCGGGTTTCGATCTTTTACAAGTTTGGCCGTGGAGGCTTTTTAGCAAGTCCCACCGTTGGGAACCTGTTCCGTGCGATTGAACGCTACCCGAAAGGGCAGACTCTCTATATCGGATGAATCCCTTTAAGCGGCGATAACGCGAGCGCACGCAACGGCCAAAGACCTCGGAAGCGTTCCCACGACCGCTTCCGATTGCAGGGCGCGGCGCTGTTCGGGCAACTCGGCGCCGCGCCCGGTGGGAATGATCTTTTCCAGATTGGCGAACCGGTTATGAGAGTGGCCATCGCCAATGCCACCGGGGGCGGGTTGTTGTTGTTTGTTGCTTATTGGCGCCCGCCTCCGGTTCGATCTTTTACATTTCGATATTCCAACGGGCGGGTTCTATTGGTGACGGAACAGAGCGAGAAACCCACGGGGGCATCCTGCGCAATCGGGGACGGCGCTGCTTACAGAACCGATAAGGGTGTGCCGTCACCAATAGAGCCCGCCCGGGTCAATTCGATCTTTTACAGTTTGGCGGCGGCGGTTGTGGATGGACACGCCGGCAAAACCGAGGAAGGCAATAGCCGAGAGCAGGAACTAGGCCGATGTACTCGGGTCGGCCAGGGCGCTCACCCTGGAAGCCGGTATCAAGCCCGGCCCGCCGCCAATCCGATCTTTTACATCTTGATATTCCAACGGGCGGCGACAGTAACCGTCTTCAGGTGATCGACGGCGATCACGTGCGACAACGCCAAAGTAGGTACACCGGGAGACTAGCAGCCCCGGATATCCCGAGAAGGCGGACGGCCAAATGGAGTGTGAAGAGTCGCCAGCGGAAAGTCAGCGTATGCCCAACTTGCAGAAACCTGACTTGACTTCGCCGGGTGGAGAGAACCCGGCAGTTCGATCTTTTACAGTTATGGCTGCGGTACGGTGTGCCAGCACCGCAGCCGCCCATAAACGAATCGGCAGCCGCTCGTAACGACTGCCGATGTTGCTCTGATTGAATTATCAAAGAGCCAGGACACTTTATGACATCCACAATCCCCCGCCACGCCGACCGAAGCGCCGATTCGCTGCGCACCATGCGCGATATGGTTGATCGTGTTGAGCGCAATCTGCGCGACGGATGGCTTTCCGATGATCCAATCGCCAGGGAGCACGCCGAAGCGTTACTCGGAGACGCCAGACTGATCTGCGACGAATTGTTGAGAGCATGCCGTAACCCTACACCGCTTCAACCCCACGATGAAGTGCTAATACGAACTGATAAAGCACGGGATTTATGAGCAGTATTCCGACACCTCACCTGAATGAAAAGTCGCTCGAAGAACTGGAGATATTCGAGCTGCTCGCAAAAGTCATAGGACGCGGAGAGGCCGCCAGGTTGGCCAGATTGTACGGTTGCAGTGAACAGACCGTGCGCAAATGGCGCAACGATCCCGAGGCGGACGACGACAAAGAGGCCGACCCGCATGGGCGAAGAAGTCCGGTCGAACTCTTCCTGCGATTCATGGACGCGCTGAATGCGATTAGTCCGGCTCGCGCTAGCACGGTCTGGCGCAGGGTCGAGTATGAGTTCGCCGACATGCAGCGCATACAGGGTAATGACGCGATGATGAAGAGATGGCAGGCGATGAAAAAGGCCAACGACCTGGCGCGGGAGATCGTCGCGGTTACTAACGGAGACGACGATGGCTAAACGGCCACCGCTGAAAGATCACGACGTGACGATTCCGCGCAAGGGTCGGGAACCGAAAGAATTGCCGATAAACGCGCCAAGTACCGAGGCCGCCGAAGCATTGGCGGCGCGCATTGCGAAACGCCGAGGCTGGAAGCTGTCGGGAAAACCCAAAGCGGAGGAGAAGAAACCATGAACCTGACGCAAATGGAAAACGCATACGCATTCGCTGATCCGCTGCCGGCGGTTGAGACAATTGATCGGCTGGAGGAACTGGTAACGCAGCGCCGCCGCGAGTTGATCATCGAGCACAATCGCCGGATTCAACTGGAAACATTCGACGATAGGTTCCCCGGCCCGGACTGGCAGGCGTCGGACAAGCGTGTGCGCCTCGTTGACCAGATCGCGCAATCCGAACAGCGGCGCGCGAGGATCAAGCAGGAGATCGTCGAGGTCGCGCGACTGATCGTGGCCGAGAATCACGGGGAAGGGGTGAGATTATGAACAGAAAAGCGGAACAACCTTACACGCTGAAGAAGATTGAAGGGCTGGACTGCCTGATATGCGGCGAGCCCGCAACCTGCGCCGTGCTGTCCTGGCACAAGGTCGGCGCGGCGTGTGAGAAGCACGGGCGGCGCGCGAAGGAGCTGGGGTATGAAGTGCTGTTCCCCGGCGACGGGACGCTGACGGTCAAGAGGGTTTAACTGCCGCGAAGGCGGCGCGAAAGAAAACATATGAGCGAACAGTTGCATGTTACGCCGAACCTGATTTGCCAATGCGAACACAATCTATTGAGCCACGAACACTATCCGCCGGAGGCTGATCATTGTGGGTATCCAGGTTGCAAGTGCGATTACTTTGTCGGGAAACCCACGCCGCCAGACGTTATCGACGCAATCAAGCTGCTCGGCGCTTACGTAAAAGAAAAACACTATGCAAGCGTCAAGATTGGGCCGGAAGGCGGCGCATATTTTGAACTGAAGATGATATGAGCGAATTGAAACCAATAACAGACGTGCGCGTTCCGTGCCGGTTCTGCGGAAAAGTCATTTGGGCGCAATCGGACAATGGCGAACCGACATGCGCCGATTGCGACGAATTGGAAATGGCGTCACTGCGCGAGTCGCACGAAACCGAGTTGACGCTGCGCCCGATTACGGAATGGGCTCATCCGTGGAGCGGCGAATAAACCTTTCCCACCCCCGGTCCGCGCCCGGCCGGAGTGGGAACGCAGTAATGGGCGCGGCGGTTTCGGCGTCGGTTGGGGGATCGTCGCCGAATGGATTCGGATACTTATGCAGGGCCCCGCCGCGTTGGTCTTAGAAGAATTTGCTATTCACTATCGGAGCACAATCGCGGTGATCCCGCGTCGCGGCGGGGCGGTTAAAAGAAAGGGAACTATGCTCAAAACACTCGGTCTCGAAATTATCGAAATCAACAAGGCGAACGGCTGGAATGTCACAACGCCTGATGATTGGGGCGATACATACAAAGTCCCTGGCGTGCTGGCGCTGATTCACTCTGAAGTATCAGAAGCGCTTGAGGGCTTCAGGGGCGGCGATAAGGCGAACTTCGAGGAAGAGCTTGCCGACGTGCTTATCAGGGTTTTGGATTGCGCCACCGGGCTTGGACTGGACCTGGATACAGCAGTCGCGGCCAAGCTGGACAAGAACCGGGCGCGCAGTTTTCGCCACGGAGGCAAGCGGCTATGAAACACGATCTGAATTTCTTTCGTGGGCTTATCTGGGCGGGCGTATTGTCCGCGCCGTTCTGGGTGGCGGTGATATGGTTGAGTCAGGCCCGATAGTTTTTCTTGCCGCGATCGGCGGCGCAAATAACCAAGGAGTAATTATGAGTACCGCATTGATAAAGCAGGAACAAGCGAACGGACTGGTTTACAGGCCGGAACAGGTTCAACTGATAAAAGACGTGTACGCGAAAGGCGCAAGCGATAACGAACTGGCGTTGTTCATTGAGGTCGCGCAGCGCAAGGGACTGGATATATTCAGCCGGCAGGTTCACTTGGTGAAACGATACGACAGCCAATTGCAGCGCGAGGTAATGGAACCGCAAACCGGCATTGACGGCTACCGCTTAATGGCTGAACGCACCGGCAAATACGAAGGCCAGCTCGGGCCGTTCTGGTGCGGATCGGACGGTGAATGGAAAGACGTTTGGCTTAGCGACGCGCCGCCGTCCGCCGCGAAAGTCGGAACGCTGAAAGCCGGCTGTCGCGAACCGTTCTGGGCCGTCGCTCTGTACAAGGAATATGTCCAGACGCGCAAGGACGGCCAACCGAATTCAATGTGGAAAAAAATGGCCGCGAACCAGTTGGCCAAGTGCGCCGAGGCGCTGAGTCTGCGCAAGGCGTTCCCCGGCGATCTGGCCGGTATCTACACGCAAGAGGAAATGGCGCAGGCGTCGAATGTGGCGCCGGTTGAGATAGCGGCGGACGTGGAAGAAGCGGCGGCTGTTATTGATCCCGACTATGAAGACGCGCGCAACGCCATACTGGAAGAAATGCAGGACATTTATATCGGCAAGGGTAAGACGCAGGAAGAGTGGCTGAAGTACCGGAAGGGACTGGCCGCGAAGACGTGCGAACAACTGGAAGTAATGTTGGCGAATTGGCAGACCGCTGCCGAGTCCACGAAGAACGCTGGCTGAACTCTGGGGGCGGCCGCCCCGTTTTTACGAGACACGATGGATATTGAAATCGCAAAAATCAGGCAGGATGGCGGGACGCAGCCGCGCGCGCAAATCAATCTACTTACGGTTGGCGACTACGCTGAAGAGATGCGCGCGGGCGTTAGGTTTCCCGACGTGGTTGTCTTCTTTGACGGAACGGACTACTGGCTGGCCGACGGGTTCCATCGAGTTTTGGCGGCGACAGCGGCAAAGTTGAAAGCTATTAACGCCGACGCGCGGCAGGGGACGCGCCGAGATGCCGTTCTATTTAGCGTCGGCGCAAACGCTAGCCACGGACTGCGGCGCACGCACGAGGACAAGCGCCAAGCCGTGCGGACGCTGCTCGAAGACGAAGAGTGGAGCAAGTGGAGCGACGCAGAGATAGCGAGGCGCACCGGCACTAGCCATCCATTTGTAGGCGAGCAACGAAAAATTCTCACTTGTAACGTTACAAGTGAGAATGGCGAGCGTCAGTATACAACCAAGCATGGGACACCCGCCGTCATGCATACCGACAATATCGGCAAATCAAGCGTGCTTCTTGATATGGTTCCCGAAAGCGACATCCTGCAGGCCGCAATGGATATTCGCATTAAGCGCGCCGTGGAAAACCGGGAGAGAATACAGGCTATTAAAGAGCAGCCTATCACTGTCCCTAAAGGAAAGTTCCAAACCATCGTCATTGACCCGCCGTGGCCAATGGAAAAGATAGACCGCGACACGCGCCCAAACCAAGTCGGCTTCGACTATCCGACGATGAGCGAAGAAGACCTAATGGACTGGCCGTTATCTAAATTCGCCGCCGACAATTGCCACCTTTACTTATGGACAACTCACCGCTTTCTACCTATGGCGATGCGGCTTGCTGAACATTGGGGCTTCACTTACCAATGCCTGATGACGTGGGTTAAGAACGTTGGAATGACGCCGTATTCATGGATGTATTCAACTGAGCATGTACTGTTCTGTCGGCGCGGCTTCCTGTCGCTTGAAAAGCTAGGTATGCGCCTGGACTTCCGCGCCAACGTGCGAGAGCACAGCCGCAAGCCCGACATATTTTACGAAATTGTACGTCAGGCGTCACCGGGGCCGCGCCTTGATATGTTTAGCCGCGAACCGCGTGAAGGCTTCGAGCAGCACGGCAACGAGGCCGCGAAGTTTCAGGGGGTGACGGCTTGAACGGATACTCGAAGGATCGCGCCTTTTCCGATCTTTTTATTCCGGCTATCAAGCAAATTGTCGGCCCGTATTTAATCGTTCCCGCCGACCTGAAGGCAGACATAAAACAAGCTACGGATATGACGATCTTGACGGCGCGCGATATTACGATCGCCTGTCGCATACGACGACCTGGATTCATTGAACGCTTTGGATGGCAATTCACGATCCGAGCCAAGCGGGACTCTGGCGCTGAAACAGAACTAACCAAACTTGTCAACGGATGGGCGGACTGGATGTTTTACGCCTTTGCAAAATCAAAAGAGGTCACGGATGGCTTTGAGCGATGGTTCTTGATCGATCTTGATGTATGGCGGGCGCATATGATTCGGCGGGACAAGCGAATACAGTGGGGCGACACGCCCAATGGGGATGGAACCCATTTTAGATGGTTCGATCTACGATCCTTCCCGCCTACGCCGTCTGTTCTAATTGCTTCTAGCGTGCATTTGCCACTATCCCCTACAACGCAGGCGCCGATTGCCAATGCTGCCAATTCGCGCATTGAGCGACCGGTTGAGCAAATGTTTCCCGGTTTCGATTGATATGACCCTCTGGCTTCGACTTTATACCGACGTTCTCGACGATCCGAAAGTGCAGCGGCTCGACGGTGAACTGTTCAAAGCCTGGATCAATTTACTTTGTCTCGCCAAAGCAGGTGACGGCTTGTTGCCGTCCATTGAAGACATAGCGTTCAAACTACGGTCAGGCTCCGAAGAGAACGCAAAACGTCTTACCGATGAATTGGTTAAACGTGGACTGCTGGACTCGGACGGTATGAACTTAACCCCTCATAACTGGCATGGACGCCAGTTTGACTCGGACAGTTCCACCGAAAGAGTGCAACGCTACCGAAACGTTACACGAAACGTTTCTGAAACGTTAGAGAGCAGAGACAGAACAGAGCCAGATCCAGAGCCAGATCCAGAGCAGAGAGCTGCGACTTCGCGCGCAAAGCCGCGCTCAGTCCGCAAACCGGTTCTTCCTGACGACGAATGGCTGGACAACCTGCAGAAGAACCCGGCTTTTTCTTCGCTAAATGTCCGGCTTTGCTATCACAAAATGCTTGCCTGGTGCGAAGTGAATAACAGGCAACCCAGCAGAAGAATGTTTATCAACTGGCTTAATCGCGAAGACAAACCAATGGGTAACGGCAATGGAAAAACTCAAACTGGTAAAACGAATGACGCCGCTAAAGACGGCGCTCGAAAAACTACAGAAGACTATGGAATCCGTCCCCCTAGAGAAATTTAGGCCGGCGGAAGAGATATTCACCTGCGTTACCTGTTCCGATACCGGCTGGGTTGTCATTGCTGATCGCGGCGCGAAACAGTGTGAGTGTTTGCGGACGAAGCAGCGGGTAAGACTACTGGACAGAATACCGCCAGAGTACCGCGGCTTGGATCTCGAAACTATCCGTCCCGACGCTACCCGGCACCCGGATCAAGAGTCACTGGTAAACGCGTTGCGCGCCGATCCCGATATGAGCCTGCTGTTATCCGGCCGCGTCGGCTGCGGTAAAAGTCTCATCGGTTGGCTTCTCTACAAACGCGCGATAGAAGCCGATCGGCCAAGCGTCGCATTGCCGTTGGCCGAACTACTCGGACAGTTTCGCCGCTACGAATGCGGGTCCGATACGCTGCCGGCGGTAACGTCGGAAAACCTGCGCGACAGCCGCCGCTGGTTTCTCTTCCTTGACGAATTCGATAAAACGCGTCCGACAGAGTTCGCGGGCGAACAACTGTTTTTGCTTATGGACGCGATTTACACGTACAGACACCAGTTAGTCGTAACGTCCAATGTCGGCAAAGACGAACTGCGGTTTAAGTGGTCGCAAGCGAGCGAACAGTACGGCGTCTCGATAATGCGGCGCCTGCTGGAATTGAACAGTGTGCGCTACAAGGAAATGTTTTGAGTGTGGGCGCTTGAGCGAGACGCCCGCAATGGACAACGGCCGCCGGTATAACTACGAGTTCTGATCCGCGGCCGTTGTCCGAAAATTATGGTCAAAACCAAAGAGAAAACCGAATACCGCGACGGAACGCTTGGCTGGTGGCTTATGGAAGCCGGCTGGTCGCCGGTGGAAGTGCTTTGCAATAGCGGCGGCAGTCACAAACTGGACGCGCACGGACGCTGCGAACATTGCCGGATATTGCCGCATCCGCTTTGGCGATACGAGGAATTCGGTCCCCGGCTGACGGGGTGGGAAGCGAGACGGTTGGAACTGCTGAGAATACACGACGAATTCAAACGGAAGGCAAGCAATGTTCACTGACGCGCTACAAGAAAAAATACTCGGCGGCATTGAGAGACTGGCCGAAGCGAATAACGCGCACCACCTGGCCGGCGTCGAACATGCGCATGCCGAGCACGCATACCGCCAGTTGCGCGCGAACGAGTTCGTCAAGGTAAGTCTCGACAAGGACGACAACGGCAAGAAACTCACCGACACGCATAAGAACGCGCTGGTGGACATCGCCACCGACAAGGCCATGTACCGCGTTCGCATTGCCGAGGCTGAGCACGAGGCGGCATGGGAACTGGTGAAGAGTCTTAAAACACAGATCAGCGCGCTACAGAGCTTGTTAAACGCTGTCCGCGCCGAAGCGGAAGCGGTGACATATAGACAGACAACAGGAGCGTAGAAATGACCACAGCAACAGCCCCAGCGCCCTCGATCACCTGGGCCGAAGCCGGACCTGAGATAGAGCGGCGCCAAATAAATATCACGCACATTGACGACGACACCTGGTGCGCCGACTGCCCCGGCCCGGAGTGGAAAGTGCGGCGCGCGTTCGGCTCGTCGGCGCTGGAGGCGGTCGAGAAACTGTTGAGGGAGATAGGAGGCGAGAATGGTTGAAGGCGACACCAAAACCGTCGACGGCATCACCGTCGACATTCACACGATAACCGAGGATCAGGTGTATTTCGCGCGGTATCGAGAGGAAGGGCGGGGTGAGGGCTGGCCGTTATATCGAATGAACCGCGCCGACTTTGAACGACTGTGGGAGGCGGAGACATAGAGTGGGCTACAGCAAGCGTGACATGGAAAGAATCCGCCTTGGCGTTTGCCTGGACTGCGGCGAGCGTGAGGCGTGGAAGTATAGGCGCTGCGTGCAATGCCGCTCGCGCACGCCGTTTCAGCGCACGCAGCGGAGATTGGCATTGCGGCGGGTGTCGTATGCGTTTTTGAAAGCACGGGGAGGCGTAAAAGCATGACGCGAGTATTTGAAGACTTCGGACAACAGGCGGTATTCGAGGCGCTTGTTAGCCGTGGAGCCCAGAAGCACGAAGCGCAGAGCGCGGCGAATAAAACGCCGAAGTGGGATTCCGCCGAATGGGAGTCCATTGAGAAACATATCGAGGACGCCGCGAAGCAAGTGCGCGTAGGGCTGGACGAGCGCCACACCAAGTTGCTGCGCAAACGCGAAGAACTGGAAAGCAAGATAACGACAATCGAGGACGAGATCGGCGAGATCGAAGATCGCAAACTCGCCGAGCTTGAAGCGGAGGCGAAAATATGACCGACCGTATCACCACAACCGAATACCGCAACCTGCGGCGCGCGTCCGAGTCGCGGCTTGAGTTCACTATCCCCGGCCTGCGCGTCGTCAGCGAAGCCAACCTGCGCGACTCATGGCCTGCGCGGTTCCGTCGCAAGAGAGCGCAGCAATTTGAGGTCCACGCCGAATGGAAGCGGAACGCGCGCGGCGTCAAGATTACTCTTCCCTGCGTCGTGCGATTGACTCGCATTGGCCCGCAGCGGCTCGATGACGACAACCTCGGCTCTGCGTTCAAGGGGGTTAGGGATCAGATCGCCAAAGAGATAGGCGTCGATGACGGCAGCGACCGGATCAAGTTCGAGTATGCGCAGTTGGCGGTGGGCAAAAGAATGTATGGGGTGCAGGTGCAAATTTATTGCGGGGAAACAAGCCAGTGCTAAATGCGCCATTTCCATATTTCGGAGGCAAGTCGCGCGCGGCTGAACTGATCTGGTCGCGATTCGGTAGAGTCGTCAATTACGTCGAGCCCTTCTTTGGTTCCGGCGCTGTCCTTCTTGGCCGTCCGCGTCCGTTCGCAGGCGTGGAGACGGTCAACGATATAGACGGGCTGCTTGCGAACTTCTGGCGGGCGTTACAGCGCGATCCTGAAGCGGTCGCATTCCACGCCGACAACCCGGTAAATGAAAACGACCTGCACGCGCGCCATATCCGGCTCGTCGAGAACCGCGAAACAACCTCGCGCAGGCTTGACGGCGACCCGGATTACTTCGACGCCAAACTTGCGGGTTGGTGGGTTTGGGGTATTGCGTGCTGGATCGGCTCCGGCTGGTGCAGCGGCAGCGGCCCCTGGCGCGCAGTCGAAGACGCCGAAGGCTTTCGCCAGCTAGTCCACCTTGGCGATCAGGGACGGGGCGTGAACCGCCAGCTAGTCCACCTTGGCAATCAGGGCCAGGGCGTGAACCGCAAGCGAGTCGAGTTGATCGAATATTTTTCAGAACTTGCCGACCGCCTGCGCGAAGTGCGCGTCTGCTGCGGCGATTGGCGGCGCGTCACCGGGCCGAGTGTGACGACGAAGCATGGCCTAACCGCAATGTTGCTCGACCCGCCATATGCTGACACCGCCGGGCGGCAGGCGGAACTCTACGCAAAAGATTGCCTGCGGATCGCGCACGAGGTTCGAGAGTGGGCGATTGCGAACGGCGACGACCCGCTTATGCGCATCGCGCTTTGCGGATACGAAGGCGAGCACGACATGCCCGGCAGTTGGGAATGCGCCGAATGGCATGCGCGCGGCGGCTATGATGGACAGAGCAAAGATAAATCCACAATCGGACAGAACCGAGCGAAAGAGCGGGTGTGGTTTTCGCCATATTGCATACAGGAAACGCTGCCGCTTTTTATGGAGGCAACCAATGGATGACGTAATTATTTTCCTATTCTTCCTTCTCGCCGTCGTCGTCGTCGTCTCGATGGTCGTCGCCGCCTACCGTGGCGGCAGGAAAGAGGGCTACGAAGAGGGCGTCGCGTTCGGGATCTTGTCCGAGCGGCTGCGGCGGCTCGAACTGGAGCGCGAAGTGGAGGACAAAATGGTAAGGCGGGCGATGCGGGGCGAGGAAGACGAGTTTTCAGAGACGGAGATTGACGCCTGATATGGCGCTTTGCAGTGTTGCGGATTATTGGAGGAGGTAATGGGAAAGCATTGGAGGAGTCGAGGCATTGATGACGCATCGGAGTGGCTCTACAAGAATCTTTTGGAGAGACAGGGCGGCGCATGTATCTGCGGAAAACCCGCGATGCCGGACGGGGAGACGCTGGTGCTTGATCACAGTCACCGAACAGGAAAGGCGCGCGCCGTGCTTTGCATTCCTTGCAATCTAAATTTAGGGCGCATTGAACATGGTAAGACAAACGCAGTTTTTAACTCGGGATGGTCATATTTTGAAAAGCGCGAGGTAGACCCGGAGATAGTCGAGTCTCTGATTGACTAGCCTCCGCCTCAATGCCCATTGCTGAGCCACAGAGGGCGCTGGCTGAACGAACGGCGTCTGGGGCGGGGGATGGTATGCCGAAATCGGCGGCGGGCTTCTATGGCGAAATTATGACGAAAGGCAAACCGAGACTTTTAGACCTCTTTTGCGGCGCCGGTGGGTGTACTGCCGGATACCAGCGCGCGGGGTTCTGGGTTCGCGGCGTGGATATAAAACCGCAGCCGAGATATTGCGGGGATGAGTTCGTGCAGGCTGACGCGCTGGAATATCTGCAAGGGCTGATTGATTCGGGAGAGGTTGAAGAGTTCGACGCGATACACGCGAGCCCGCCGTGTCAGGGCTACGCGGCAACAAAGGTGCTAAACCCAACAGAACACCCGCTGCTTCTAGAAGACACGCGCCGGCTGTGCAATGAAAGCGGCAGGTTCTACGTGCTTGAAAACGTACCGGGCGCGCCGCTGCTGAATCCTGCGCGGCTGAACGGGCAACTCTTTGGCTTAATGGTGGACAGAGAACGCTGGTTTGAGTGTGGCGGCTTTGAAGTGCCATTCGTGCTTCTGCCATCACCACGTAAGGCCGTGAAAATGGGGCGGCAAGTGCGAGAGGGCGACGTTATACAAGTCGTCGGTAATTTTAGCGGCGTTGATTACGCGCGCCGGGCAATGGGTGTTGATTGGATGGTTCGTAATGAACTCTCGCAAGCAATTCCCCCGGCCTACACCGAATTTATAGGCAAGCAACTGATTGAGGCAATAACGCGATGAACGACGCGAAACCCAAAACCATATTCGACGAGCGCGATCAGCTGCAACGCGACAACGAGCGGCTGCTCACAGCATTCGAGAACAAGACGCTTGAATGCGTCGGATTGCGCAACCAGCTCGAAGCCGCGCGCAAAGAGATAGCCAACCTGGAAGCGCAGCGGAATATCTGTCTTGCCGTGGCTAACAGCGCCGAAGCCGCGCGCAAGGTAGCGGACGCGGCGGTGGCGTATTTCGAATTTTTTGGCATTCGGAAACATGTAAGACTTGGCGGCGTGCTCGCAGACGCCGTGCGCGAATACCGCAAACTGAAGGAGGCATCGAATGAGCAAGTCAAGAGAACCGAAGCTAACGCCGATTGAACAGCAAGCGGAAGAGATAGTTCGCTCGATGGTTCCGCAAAGCTGGAACGAGAGCATTGAGACTGTCGCCAATCTTCTGCGCGAACACGAAGCCGCGCGCAAGGTGGCGGACGCGGCGGTTGCGTATTGGGACGTTGACGACGGGACTGCCGAATGGGACGCGCTGGCATTCAACGCGCTTGAAACCGCCGTCCGCGAATACCGCGCGCTCACCGAACCGCCGCCGCTGGAGGCGCGCATCGAGGCGGCGATCGAGAAGGCCGCGCCGGGATGGGGGGAGTGAGCAGCAAGGCGGCGACGGCGCCGTAATTATTAACCAAGCAACAAAGGAGACTTGAATGCTTAAAACGGTTGAAGTGACTTTGGTCGGGAAAACCCCATTGCTACTAAGTTCTCCGGCGACAATGCTGATGGATACAGACGCAGAGCCGGCAGCGACGAAGAAGGCAAAGAAACTTACGCGCGAACAGGAAGCGGAATTGCGAGCCTATCGCAACGACAAGGGGCATTTAGTGTTCCCGCTGATGGGGATTCGCAAAAATCTGATTCTCGGCTGCGCCGGCTACAAACTGCCAAAGAAGCGAGAGGGTATCAGTTCATACCTGATGCACATTCGCCCAGTTTCAATCAACGGCTCAACAGAGGAATTCACGCCGATCCTGAACGGCAAAGGCAAGCCGATCACCAACTACATTATTGACACGCGGCGGGCGGTCAATCGCAATTCAAAACCGCCGGCGGGGATCATTGTCCATAGGCCACGGGTTGACGAATGGCAGATCGTCGCGCGGTTCTTCTATGACCCGGAAGCGATCCCGGTTGATGACCCGGTTGCGGTGTTGATGCAGATGTGGAGCAACGGCGGAAACCGCGTGGGCATTGGCAGTTTCAGGCCGCAGTGTCAGGGGTATTTCGGGTTATTCGACGTGAAAGAGATCATTGAAGTTTAGATTCATCGCGTTGCTACGTGGCGCGAGGCCACGCCTCGCATCGCGGCGCTTCGCTCTGTGATGCATAGCGCAATCTCAACAATTGCCGGTGAGGGCTTATGGCCCGATCCGGGAGTCGTTGAGGCTCCGAACGCGGCGAGGCGGCGCAACGCGCGCCGAGGTTTTGCCTTGTGACGCGGAGCACAGCATAGAGCAATCTTCAACGATTGCCGGTGAGAAGTCGTCAGGCTTCAATCCGGGAGTTGTTGAAACAGAAAGGAGAATTATGATCCAGGAAGTCGAAGTCGCAAACTTGATTTTAGATTACAACATTTATCCGCGAACCGCCGTTCAGGATGTCCACGTTAGATCGATGATCGAAGCGGGCGAGTCGGGCGTCACGTTTCCGCCTATTCTCGTTGATCACAAATCAATGCGAATCGTTGATGGTTTTCATCGCTACGCTCGCGCAATCAAGATCGGCCAGAAAACGATTCAAGCCGAATTGCGCACATTCAAGAATGAGCAGGAAATCTTTGAGGCGGCCGTAGCGGCGAACGCCAACCACGGGAGACCCTACGCCCCTTTTGACCGGGCGCGGATTATTTCCATCGGCCTGCAACTGAAAGTATCAAAGCAGAAACTTGCCGCCGCGCTCAGCATGCCGGTTAGCCGAGTGGAAGAAATCCGCCTCAGTTTCGCAAAGGTTGGCAGGGATGATGAGCCGACAGAGCCGCTGAAGATGACGATTCGCAATCAGTTTCAGGGCAAGCGACTGACGCACGCACAGGCGCAGGCGCAGCGCAAGCTCGGCGGACAGCAGGCCACGTTCTACGCGAATCAACTCGTGATTCTGATCGAGAATGATCTATTGAACGTGAAGAACCCGAATATTCTGGCGACGATGCATAAACTGGCATCGTTGATTCTGGATCGAGTTCCGATGCCGGAGACAATGAAAGACGCGGCTTAAAGGAGTGAATGACCCCTTCGCGTGACCAACAACCCGACTTCATCCCCGTCCGTTGTCCGCACTGCAACGCGAAGTTATTCAGCGTCGCGCGGACCGCGTACAGTTTCGCCGTGCGCATCAAATGCCGGCGCTGCACGAGTCGCCGTCACGTCCCGGTGTATCTACTACTTACTATTTCGCTTGAACCGCTGCTATCACCAGATATAGACTTGGTGACTGAAAATTCTGCGTGCGCATAATTCGCGCCTTCGACCGCTACGGATCGTTGGCGCTTTTTGTTTGTTATCCCCTAATTATGATTGATCTGCTCGGTTTAATTTGTTTGGTAATTTTGCAAGGGCTTCACGTTTATCGCGATCATATGAAATTCAAAGCTCACGCGAACGAGATCAAGGACTTGAAGCGCCGGCAGGATTGCTGCGATCAGGGGAAGGGCGATGGTGATCAAAACTGCATTCCTGCTTCGCGGGTGAAGCAAACATAAACCTATGGTTTTTCCCCTTCCCCCCGGAAAGGCGCCAATGAGGGCATTAATGGCTCGAAACGGGAGCGGCACCGCGCCGTTCCTATTACACCTAAACATGGCTGAAGAGAGAGATTTTTGGCAGCAATTCAACCGACAAACCGCGACCCTCGCGCGAATAGACGAACGACAAACCACGATGTCGCGCGACATCACGCGGTTGCTCGACGCCGACGCCACGTTCCAGGCGCAGCGCGAAGCCGATCGCGAGTGGAAAAGAAAGATCGAGGAACGATTACAAGCTATCGAAGCCTCCGGCATTACCGCATGGTCGTGGCGAAAACTCACGCAGGCTGTCGCGCTCATTTCCGCCGCCGCCGTCCTGCTTGCATTTATCTTTGAATTCGCTCGATGGTTTGCGGCGCACTGGAAGTAGCGATGATCGAAATAGCGATCACTATTTTTGAACTTAACCGAATCGCCGAGGCGATTGAAAAACTGGCGTTGATCCAGTCCGCCGCGCGATTCACTTACACACTAACGTTTGGAGAGAACCTAATGGCTGTATACAAAAGTGACAGGCCCGATTTTGATTTTATGGTCGCCATCGCCGCGACTGACAGCGAAGGCAACGTCATTGCCGACGCCCCGGTTCCCGCCGGCCATACGCTCAGCGTCATGAGCGACAACCCGGCGGCTTTCAGCGTCACGCAGGACCCGCTCAATCCAAAGCTCGTTCATGCCCACGTCGGCGGCCCCAACTCGGACGGCACGCCGAGCCAGTCGAACGTCACGGCGAATCTGACCGACCCGGCCAACAACCTCGTGGCGACCGGCGCCGCGCAGGTCACGGTCACGGTCGGCGACCCGGCTTTGATAACCGCGATCACGCTCAATCTGCCGGAGTAACTGAATGCAAATACTTAACTATCTGCGCGAGAACCGCGCGAAACTGATCCGCGCGTTCATAATCGCCGCCGGCGCGCTGCTGTTCGCCCTGCTGATCTGGTGCGCCGCCGAATACGTGGCGAGCGCGAGATCGGCAAGGAAAATAGCAGCGGCCGAAGCGGTCGAGCGCGAGGCCTCGGCAAGAGCTAAAAGCCTGGAAGCGGAAGCCAACGAACTCAAAGCCGCCAAGGAAGCGCTGGAGATCGAACTGCGCGAACTCGAAAGCCGCGCCGCCAACGCTGAAGACGCGCTACGCAATGCGCGCGGGAAAGTCGTAACACTCAAGGAAGAATATGAAACCATTCGTTATAGGGATGTTCCTACTGATCCTGTGTCCGTCGTGGACATTTGCGGGAAACTTTCAGGACTTGGTTATTCCTGCGAATAAAGCGCCGACCTGCGAAGGGCTCGCGCGAGCCTGCAACGCAGCCGCCGATGAACTGATCGCGGCGCGCAAGCTGATCGTCGGCTACGAAAATGAGATCGTCGCTCACGACGCCAGGATCGAGATCGCGCGCAAGGAAATCGCAACGCTGAAGTCTATCGGTGCGCTCGAAGCGGAACGCGCCGCGAAACTCGAAGCCGTAATCGCCGCCGAGCGTGAGGCGAAAGAAGCTCTGCGCGCGAAGATCGATCTGCAGGAAAAGCGGATTGCCAAACTTGAAAAGAGCGCCGGACGCTGGCGCAGGTTCGCGCTGATTACGGGCGTCGCGGCGGGCGTCGCGATCCTCGTTGGCGCAAGGAAGTGAGCGATCGGACAGACGCTCATTCGTGGGTAGGGGAGTGAGGAATTCGGGGCAACTTTCAAACGTCCTTATCCGCCCCACGTAACAACAAAGGAAAACCATGAAAGCATTTCTGAAATTACTTTTTCGACCAATCTATCGAATGGGGCTGCGCGACGCGGCGCAAATCGCGCAGGACTATGGCTATGACATAGTTGGCAAACCGGATCATCCTGAGCCGCTGCGCGCCAAAGCTTACAGCCACACCGCGCAGATGGTTGCGGCTACGAATATCGCCAGTTTGATCCGCCATCGCGCGCTGCCGAGACCTTTATGGCCGGTCTCGCTCAAGTGGCGATGGCGCGAACGGGATTACGCTAAACGCTATCAGCAACGGACGCACATTTGCGATGGCGCGAACGGACAACGGAACGCTGGTCGAGTTGTACACCTGTGGGCGCTGAAAGTCGTATTCGGTCTATTCCTCGTTGCCGCGATTGCGACCGTCACGACGTATTCACAGGACAATGGCCAGGACACCGGGAGGCTGTCGTTCATTTATCTGCGCACCGACATCCTCTTCCGCAACGGCCAGTACATGGGCATGGGTTCCGGCGTCGAGAACCGCAACGGCTTTGCCGCGGAAGCTGACGTGAAAGTGTTCGGGCGCAAAGGCTTCCGTGCGTCTTGATTGAACAATCGCAAAATAATTCATCCGCCCTTATAAAGGGAGTGACGGCAAGCGCCGCCACTTAGTTCTTTAAGCGTAACTACCGGCTTTGGGCTGTTTATGCTAGTCGGTAGAAAATCCGATAAGGGAAGGGCGCCGGGGGTACGTCAATACCAGCGCCCGACCCGCACAAGGAATAAATGAAACGAATTCTTCTCTTTATCATCGTGGCGCTGGCGGCAGTTACCGCCGAGGCGCAGGTCAATACGTTCTTTGAAGCCGGACTTGCGGGAAGCTACGGCTCGAACAGTCGCCAAAAGTCTTTCCCCGAAGTCTATGGCGCCGCCGGGCTGAAGTTCGCCGAGTTTCGTGGCGCAACCGTACAGGCTCGCGTCCGCGGCATCTGGTCCGAAGCCGCGCAGTATGCCGACCTCTTCACGCGCGACGATAACCCGGAACGAAAAGCGAGTAGCCAATTGATTCTCGGCTTCGGGTTGCGCGCGAATCTTTCGACGGAGAGCTTTTTCAAGCCGTTCGTTGAAGGCGGCAGCGAATACACGCGGCACTTCGGTTTGCCGAGCGAGCCCCATCACGCGCTCAGTCCCACGCTGACTTTCGGAACCCGCATTGGTTACGGTTACGAGTTGACATATACCCGACTGTTCGAGGATCGGCTCGGTTATTCCCGCCTGCGCGGAGATCGTCTGGCAGCGTCGTATTCGATTAAGCTCGCCGGCAAGTTTCATTTCAAATTCGGCGCCGAGGGTGATTACGTGAGCTTCCGCGCGTGCTCGGATAAGGACTGCGATCACTATCGCGAGCATGACTACGTTGTAAGACCGTTCGCGGCGATTTCGATTTATTGATGAAGAAGAAGGCGACCGGAACAGAAAAAAACGACCTCTATAGAGACAGACTTATAGAGGTCAAAACGATGCGCGCCGGCGATGTGGCGCCGCATCCGAACAATCCGCGACTTCATCCGCCGGCGCAGCTCGATCCATTGCGAGGACTGCTCGAAGCGGTCGGAAAGGCCGGAACGCTAAGCGCCTATTACTCAAAGCGAAACGGCGGCAAGCTGACCTATTGGGACGGACATGGAAGAAGGGATTTAGGGCCGGGCGAACTCTGGCACGTGGCGATTTACGACCTGACCGACGAAGAGGTCGATCTGCTTCTCGTTTCCCATGATGAAATTACCCTGCTGGCCGAGAGGGACGCGCGGTTGCAATCGCAATTGCTCGCCGGCCTGGAAGCCGAAGATCAGGCGCTCGACGCGCTGCTCGATCAATTGAGACTGGACGCGCAGGCCGCTGTCGATGGCGATAACGGCGAAACGAATGAGACCGGCGCGGGGCGATTGACCGCCGGCAAAAACCAAACCGTCAAGGCCGTGATAGTGGCCAAGCAGGCGGCGATTATCGAAGCTGCGTTGATGGAAACCGGGTTGAGAAATCGCGGCGAAGCGCTGACCGAGATTTGCCGGGAGTATTTGCTTGCAAAAGGACAACTCGACATTTTTGAGCAAGAAGAAATTGCGGCATGAGTTGCTGAAGCTCGTTCCCGACTCGGTTGTAATGGAGACTCACGGCGGAACCGGTAAACTGTGGCAAGCTTGTTATTCGCACATCGAGCGCGGGGTAGTATTTGAGAAAGACCCGGATAGAGCGGCGCTGCTGGCCAAGCAAAGGCGCACTTGGTCGGTTTATGAGGGTGAATGCGTTGCGGCAATATCCGCCGGTTTCGGCGCGCATTTACCGGTAAACTTTTTTGATATTGATCCCTACGGCAGCGCATGGCCGATCGTGGACGCCGTCCTGGGCCGCGCAAAAGCCGAGTCGGTCGGACTGGCGGTCAACGACGGGCTTCGCCAGAAGATTCAATTAACCGGCGGCTGGGACGTTGAATGTTTGGAAAATGCCGTTCGTAAATACGGCAATCGGCTCTTTGATATTTATCTGGACGTATGCCGGGAAATGATGGAAGAAAAAGCGGCCCGGGTTGGCTATGCCCTGAGCCGCTTTTGGGGAAATTATGCTGGCCACAATGGCGTAATGACGCACTACGCGGCGGTGCTGAAGCGCACCGGCGCGAGCAGCTGACCCGGCATCTGCATGTATTTCATTTGTCGCCCGTCTTCTTCGATCACGTAGGGGCGCATTTCCGTACGATGCGCGGCGTCCTGTTTGAAAAAGAATGCGACTCGATGGGTTTTGCACTGGTCGCGAATGTCGCGCGCCCACTCCTGACGCATCGGACGGTAGCCGGAACCGCTTTCGCCGCCAACGATGATCCAGTGGAGGCGGTCGAGCCACGGACTGAGATCGAGCGGACCGAGCAGAGGCTCAGCGCTGACGAAGCGGATGCGGGCCGGTACGGTGACGAGATCGTCAAGCCGCGATGTCCAGCGTTGATTCTCGACACTGACGCCCTGCCATATGTTCGGTGTCCATTCGAGCAGCGGCGCCAGTTTTCGCAATCGCTCGCTCCGCTTGGTCAGCACCTGGAATTGATGACCGAGTCCGCGTGCGTGAGATTCGTTCATCACGTCGAAGACCCGCTTGATATTATCGAGCGGTACTTCCTCGAAATAGAGGTCGGACATTGAGTTGACGAAGATCAATTTCGGCTCTTTGAGCTTGAGCGGTTCGCTGAGCTTGTGCCAGCGATAGGTGAGGTCGAAGCCGCTCGGGAACGCTTTCGTTCCGCGCTTGTTCTCGCTGAGGGTTTTAGCGTAACAGTGGGCGCAGCCGGGCGAGACTTCCCTGCACCCGCTCCAGACGTTCCATGTGAGGTCTGTCCAACTGATAATTGTTTCGTTCATAGGTTCTCCTTGCTTAAATCGCCCAGCCGTTGCAGCGGACGACCGTGTAGCGCTGGCCTGAGCGATCAGATTCGATACTACGTTGGATGCGGGCGGCGATGGGGGCCGAAGCCCCCTGCCGCATTGATTGAGTCATAATGTTTACCTGCGCGGCGGCTGCCAGGTGGTAACATGCCTGACCGTTATGCCCTGCAGGACACGTGCACGCGCCGAATTTCCGGCCGTCCGCGTCCACGGCGAACACGACCGTGTAGGTCGTCCCGGCGTGACGAGCGGACTCGACGGCGAAGCGGCGCTCGCCCATGAATTTAACGTGCGGGCGAAGTTGACGCGCTCGGTCAATTGCCCTCATCATGCTTTTGTTGCGCTCTAATTTGATCATTTGAAACCTCCGTTTGTTCGTTAAAGTCAACATCATCAATAACTTACAGGCGGATAGTATCACGGGTCAGGTTGGGGCGCAACAAAAAAACGCTATAACATCAATAAAATCAACAACTTGTAAGTATTGCGAGCAGGTGGGTTGTGGAAGATAGTTCGGCGCAAACTGCAAAAAAGACGCCTAAAAAACGCAGATCAGGTGTGCAGCTCGACACAACCTGGCATGCGCGCTTCCTGCAACTCTTCGCTCGGTCGCTAAACGTTCAATTGTCGTGTCGAGGCGCCGGTGTTGGTCGGGATGTCGCGTATATCCACCGCAAGCGATTTCCTGAGTTCGCAGCGGCATGGGAAGAGGCGCGCAAAGCCGCGGTGGAAAACCTCGAAGCTGAAGCATTTGCCCGCGCGAAAAGACAGTCGGACGTGCTCTTGATCTTTCTGCTCAAATCGCATGCGCCGGAGCGTTACCGAGAAATGAAAAGTGAGGGCGCGATCACGATGGCAACGTTGATGCGGATAGTCGAGCAAATGGGGGCCGACTTAGTTGGCGCGCTAAATGAGCAAGGGTTTTCTACAAGTCAATCTGACGAACTCCTCCGGGCAGTTGAAACCCGTTGGCGATTCATCCGGGTGGATGCCCCCGGGCGAGCAGGCGATTCAAGGGATTCGTAGAGCGGAGCACCAGCAGGTCGTTGCCGTCCCTGTTTGGCAACCCCAGCTCGGCCCGCAATCCGACGCCTACAACAGCCCCGCTGACATCATCGGCTACGGCGGGGCGGCAGGCGGAGGGAAGAGTTTTCTAGGGCTCGGCTTCGCCACAACAAAGCACCGCCGATCGATCATCTTCCGCCGCGTGTTTCCGTCGGTCCGCGGACTGATCGAAGACTCCCGTCAGATCCTCACTCGGCCAAGCGACCGCTACAACGACACCCTCCATATCTGGCGCACGGCGGACGGCCGCATGGTCGAGTTCGGCGCTGCCCAGTACGAGACCGACCGCAAGAAGCACATGGGCCAGGCGAGAGATCTGTTCGTCTTCGACGAGGCGACAGAGTTTTCCGAATCCATCGTGCGGTTCCTGATCGGATGGAACCGCACAACCGTCCCCGACCAAAAATGCCGCGTGCTGCTCACCTTCAACCCGCCGATGGACGACGCCGGCGATTGGGTTACGCGATTCTTCGCGCCGTGGCTCGACAAGCAGCATCACAACCCGGCGCAAGATGGCGAACTGCGCTGGTTTGCGATGGTGGACGGCGAGGAGAAGGAGGTTGCGCCGGAGCCATTCGAGCATAACGGCGAAACGATTCAGCCCAAAAGCCGCACGTTCTATCACGCATCTCTGCGCGACAATCCTATCCTCGCACAAACCGGCTACGGCGCCACGATTGATGCAATGCCGGAGCCGTTGCGCTCTCTTCTTCGTGGAAACTTTGACGCTGCGCGCGTCCTCGATCCGTGGCAGGTAATACCCGGCGATTGGGTGAGATTGGCGCAAAAACGATGGCGGGAACGCGGACGACCGGACGTGTTATGTTCGTGTCTTGGCGTTGACGTGGCGCGCGGCGGCATCGCAAAGACCGTGCTGGCCAAACGCTATGCCAATTGGGTGGCGCCGCTGAAGAAGTATCCAGGCAAAGCGACGCCGAATGGCCCCTCCGTCGCCGCGCTCGTTCAAGCCGAGATCGAAGGCGAGGAGATCGTCCAGATTGACGCGATCGGTGTGGGAACCTCGCCTTATGACATCCTCCGCGAGAACGGCGTCAACGTTAAACCAGTTATCTCCAGTGAGGGATCGAAGCAGACTGATCGCACGAAGAAACTCAAATTCCGCAATCTCCGGGCTGAAATGTGGTGGAAGTTCAGGGAAGCGCTCGACCCTGCTAACGGTGATGATCTTATGTTGCCTGACGATCCCGAGTTATTAGCCGACCTCTGCGCGCCGAAATGGAAACTCTCGACGGCGGGAATATTGATTGAGTCGAAGGATGAAATTGTCGAGCGGATCGGACGCTCGCCCGACTGTGGGGACGCGGTCGTTATGGCATGTTGGATCGATCGGCGCGGCGAGTTCGAGCAATGGGACTATTTTCGCTAAAAAGACTTGTAATAATTGCGCATTATCTTTTAGACTGAAACTTCGATCCGAAAATCTCCGCGCGCCGCCGAGCGCCAAGCGGGACAGAGCCTCTTTATTACGGGCCAAGCACCTGGAAAACAGGTGTCTTGGCCCTTTTCGTTTTATGGCCGACGAGTTGAAAAACAAGCCGAATTATTGCTGCGCGGCCTATGGCAGAATGGCGCCGGATTGGCAAATTGTCAGGGACGTAGTCGCCGGCACGCGCAATCTGCGTGAAAAGGGGCCGATCTACCTACCGACTGAGCCCGCCGAGAAGACCGATCACTACGAATACCGCCGGACGCGCGCAATTCTATTCAACGCGACCGACCTGACGCTAAACGGCATGGTGGGGATGGTTTTCAGGAACGATCCGAAGCTCCTGGAAAACGTGCCGGAAGTAATACGCGGCAGGGAGGCGGCGGAAGGGCAATCGGCCGTCGAAGGTCATTGGAACAATATAGACAACGTCGGCACGCCCGGCGCGGTTTTCGCCAAAGAACTGTTCGCCGATGCGATGCGCGACGGACACGCCGCGATTCTCGTCGACATGCCGCCGAAGCTCCAGGAAGGCGCTACCCGTGCGGATGAATTAAACGCCGGGCGCCGTCCCTACTGGATAAGCTATTCCGCCGATCAGATTATCAATTGGCGCGTGAAGGTTGTGAGTGGGCAGACCATGCTCGACCTGGTTGTTTTCAAGGAATGCACGCAGGAGCCTGACGGGGAATATGGCGAGAAGATGGTCGTTCGCTATCGCGTGCTGAGGCCCGGCAGTTGGGCGCTGTACCGCGAGTCGGACGATCAGAGCAAGGAGATCGTGTTCGAGAGCGGCGGCCCCATGTCTCTTGCCGAGATCCCGGTCGCCGTCGCATATAGCCGCAAGCGCGGCATTCTGACGAGCTGCCCGCCTCTACTTGATCTGGCGATGACCAATGTTGCGCATTACCAGAAATACAACGACTTTTCGATTTATCTTCACGTCGCCAGCCGCCCGATCCTGTGGTTTCGCAACCGTGACGCCAGCAAGAAAATCGAGGCGATCAGCGCTTATACGGCAATCGACGTCGGCGCTGACGGCCACGTCGACTTCGCCGAGACGACCGGCGCGGCGCTCGGGGCCGCAAGCCAGGACATCAAAGACCTCGAAGAGCGAATGAGCGTCATGGGTCTCTCGTTGCTCGTCAAGCGCACGGGCGGGCCGATCACTGCGACCGAAGAGAAAAACGACCAGCTTGAAGAATCGTCCGATCTCGCGACCGCGGCCCGCAGCCTGCAGGGCGCGCTCGAGCTCGCGCTCAAATTCCACGCTCAATATCTCGATAAAAACGCGACGACGGGCGGCGATGTCGAACTCGGCGCGGCGCTCGACGAATTGACGATGACGCCGCAGGAAATGACCGCGTGGTCGAACGCCGTCGCCGCGAATCAGTACTCGGTCGAAACGATGTGGGACGTGTTCGGCGCGGCCGGATTGAATCCGCCGGATTTCGACAAGGATCGCGAGAAAGAGCGTATCGCGAAAGAACAGCAGGCCAGACGCAAATTCGAGAGTGTGCGGGATGACGACATTGCGTAGCGTCGAAAAATGAATATTCGGCGCGTAGCGCCAATAACCATGGCGGGCAGGACGCCCGCCATAGCCAACCGGGAGGGTTGCAATGCCAGTTAAACAGGTTTTTGACAAGAAAGAAGACGCGCCGGAGTGGTTGCGCGGCTCGCTGCTCGAACAGGATGGGAAATTCGTGTTTGAGGCCGAGTTGCCGACCGAGACGGCGGGATTGAAGAGCGCGCTGCAGAAAGAGCGCGAGGCCAAGGCTGCATTCGAGAAGTCTTTGAAGGCGTTCGAGGGAGTCGATCCCGAAGAGGCGAAGCGATTGAAGGCTGAAGCCGAACAGGTCGCGGCCGATAAGCTGAAAAACAAAGGCGATTGGGATACGCGCGAGAAGCAACTGAAAGAGCAGTTAGCCTCCGACTTGCAGAAGCGGGAAACGCATTTTCAGACCGAATTGAAAACGCGCGACGACCGGATCGCAAAGCTACAAAGCTCGCTCGAAAAGAGCCTGATCGAAGCGGAGGCGACGACGGCAATCGCGGCCGCAAAGGGAGCGCCGGAACTGCTGCTTCCCCATGTGCGACAGCACGTCAAAATCGTCGAGAACAACGGTGAATTCGTCGCTCGCGTGCTGGACGCGCAAGGGCAACCGAGAATCGCCAACGTGAAAGGCGATCCGTTTACGATTGCGAATTTGATTGAGGAGATGAAAGGCAACGCCGTTTTTGGCCGCGCTTTTGACGCATCCGACGCGGGAGGCAGCGGGGCGCATAAACAAACATACCCAAGCGGTGGGATGGGCACTTCGGAATTCTTGAAGCTCTCGCCGACCGAACAACTGAAACACGCCCGCCAAAGCGGGGCGAAGCAATAACGGCCTTGTCGCTGGTGGGCAGGGCGAGGAGATTTAGCGATGGCAATGACATTGATTGAGGCTGCAAAACAGGCCGCGAACGGCGGCGCGCAGTTGCGGGCCTCGATAATCAACCTCTACGCGCAGAATTCCGACATTCTGCGAACCCTGCCTTTCGACGACATTCAGGGGAACGCGCTGCAGTACAACCGCGAGGAAGCGCTGCCCGGCGTTGGTTTCCGCGGCGTCAACGAGGCGTATTCCGAAGATGTCGGCGTGATCAATCCGTTGGTCGAGCCGCTCGTGATCGCGGGCGGCGACCTGGACGTCGATACGTTCATTCTGCAAACGATGGGCGACGGACAGCGCGCCACGCGGGAAAACATGAAAGTCAAGGCCCTCGCCCACCGCTGGACGAAGGCTTTTATCAAGGGCGATCAGACCTCTGACCCGCGCGAGTTCGACGGACTGCAGGTCCGCCTTACCGGGACTCAGAAGATCCAGGCGGGCGCGACCGCGAACGGAACGGCGCTGAGCCTGGCCAAGTTGGATGAACTGATCGACTCCGTCGACAACCCGACCAACCTGGTCATGAACCGCACGATGCGTCGGCGTTTGTCAGCCGCCGCGCGTCTTACCACCGTGGGCGGCTTCGTGCAGTACACGTTGGATGAGTTCGGGCGTCAGGTCACGGTCTATAACGGACTCCCAATTCTTCTCGTAGATCAGGACAACACCGGAACCGAAATTCTGCAATTCAACGAAGCGGCGACATCGGGAACCGCGACCGCGACCTCAATCTACTGCGTCAGTTTTGGCGAGGGAATGCTGCAGGGCATCCAGAATGGCGGGATCATGGTGCGAGACCTCGGCGAATTGCAGGCGAAGCCCGTCAAGCGCACTCGCGTCGAATGGTATCCGGGCGTCGCGCTCTTCCATCCGCGCGCCGCATCGCGCCTCTGGTCAATCGCCGACGCCGCCGTTACAGCCTAAGAGTGAATAACCCGCGCGGGTTATCGCTCGCGCTTTCGTGAGGATAGAAAAATGCGTTACACAAGTGCAAAACACAGACCTGCCTACACCTTCGATATCAATCTTCAACTGAAAGACGCCGGATTGATCGCAGCCGATGCCGCCGCTCTGGTCGGCGGCGCCGCGAAGGTGCTCGACCTGGGTGTCGGATTGGTCGAGGGCGACGTTGTCATCGACGTAAGCGCGGTCGAGATCGCATCGGGCGACGAGCGCTACACGATCATCGCGCAGTTCAGCAGCAGCGCTACGTTCGCTTCAGACATCGTGATCGGCTCGTGTATTCCGATTGGCGACGGCTCGACCATCGGCACCGCGTTCGGTGGATCGGGCGTGGACGTCGACGATACGGCTGGGCGCTTCATCCTGCCGTTCCGCAATGAGCGCAACGGCGTGTGGTATCGCTATATGCGGCTCTGGACTGACGTGACCGGGACGATCGCGACCGGCATCAACTACACGGCCTTTGCGGCTATCCAAAAAGGCAGCTAACCGGAGGGGTAAATGCCTGATCCTGGAATTTATAAGCCGCCGACCGAGTTCGAGATCGCCCAGGCCGTCGCGATGATTTCGCCCACGGCCGGGGGCGAGATCGGGCTTGTCACTCAACCGGCTTCGGGCAGCATTACGCACACCGTGCGTCGCTTCGGCCCGTTCGTCGTTATTGATTTCGCGCTGAGCGCCGCCCGCCTTTCCGTGACCGATGCGGGCGCGCCGGGTTCGTTCGGAACCCACGTCCTGTTCACCTTCGCGCAGGCGGCTATTTCGTTTCTCGGCGCTCGCCAGAATTACACGGCCTTCGCCGAGGGCGCGGCGCTTACCACTGGCGCGGGCGACGCGGTGTTCGAGATCGGAGTCGGAACGACCGCCATTTCGGCGGCGGCTGACGGCACGCTCGGCAACGGAGTCAATGAAAACGTTGGGCAAGCGGTTGCGGTGACGGACTCGGGCGGCACGGGCGCGGGCACTGCGGTTGACGGGACGAAGGCGACAGCGCTCGACGGCACGGCGACCGCGCTCAAGCTTAACCTGAACTGGTCGGGATCGGCCGCGACGATTGACGCGAACAGCACAATCGACGTGACCGGCACGATCACTGTCGTCTGCGCGCTTTTGGGAGACGACTAAAAATATGGGCGCGGCAGTGGGTGGAGCCACTAGCGAGAGTGTTCGAGCGGAGCCCGTTCGATTCGGGAGCGCGCCCGTAATCAATTTCGATTTTCGATTTATGGCGGAAATAAAAGCTCAAACCACGCGCGGGAAAATGCTTGGCGAGAAACCGCCGGAAGTCTGGACGGTTTACGCGCCGGATGGGACGCCGCACAAGTGCGCGCCCTGCGACGCCCGCGAAATCCTGGCGGCGGGGCTCGGATATACGTCCGAGCCTTCCGCCGCCGCGCCTCTCACCGGAGAGACGATTATTGATGCAGCCTACGCCGAGGTGTCGAAACATGAACAACAATCAGAACAACAATCAAAGCTTGGTGACAGTGTTACCGGCGCCGAGGCCGCCGGCGCGGCAGGCGCCAAACCCGACGATTCAGGTAGCGCGAACGCCGCAGGCCAAACCGGCCCCGGCGCGCGTAATAAGGCCCGGAAGTAGATAGATGGCAAGACATCAACGGCCGCAAATAAATGACGATGGATGGACGGATTGGATTTATCCGCATATGGACGACTACAAGCTCGCTTGCTGCGATTGCGGCCTGGTTCACGATATGCAGCTCAAGGTTGTTCGCGTCAAGCATCTGTCGAATAAAACCATGCTCGTTAAAGAATCGCGTTCATCCGTTTTGGCCGTGTCGTTCCGAGCGCGGCGAAATGTGCGGGCGACGGCCCAAACTCGAAGATGGCAGAAGAAGATCGGGTAACAAACACGGGGTCAGTAGATAAATGCCAAGCGCGATCATTACGACAATCGGCGCTGCGGACGCGAATAGTTATCTCGATATCGAGCAGGCCGACGTTTATTTTGACGACCGGCTCAGCCCCGCCGGATGGACGAGCGCCAATGCGGACGACCGAACGCGGGCGCTGTTGCAGGCGGCGAGGCGGCTGAACAGCGAAAACTGGCTGGGCGACCGGGCAATGCAGGATCAGGCGCTTGCCTGGCCGCGCGCGGGCGTGATCAAGCCTGACGGTCTCGGCGCCGGATCGGCAGACTTCATTCCAGGCGCGGGCGCATTGCTTTATCCGCGCACCGGCTACGGCATCTATTCGGGCGGCTATGGCGAACAGTATGCTTCGACTGAAATCCCGCAGGTCGTCAAAGACGCGCAGTGTGAACTTGCGTTGGCCTACCTGGAAGGCTTCCCCGGGTCGGTAGTCAAGGGGCTTGTCTCCGGCGGCGTCACCGTCGAAGTCGAGCATTCGGCTGTAATGGGGGGCTTGCCTCCGGCCGTGACGCGATTGATAGCCGGATTGATCGGGGGAAATAGGTTGATACGAGGTTGAATCGCGCTCCGCGCTGGAGGAAATGCGCGCGATGGTCGCGAGGCTTGTTTAATTATGGCGGTACTGACAGATACAGACTATGGCGAAATCCGGCGGTCGGTCTACACGGCCGGGCAGGGCAAGGAAGAGCTGAAGGCGCTGGCCAGCGTGCCCAACCAAATGCTACTTAAGGCCGCATTCCAAGTGCTCGAAGATTTCTGGAGCAACAACGCCGCGACGGTGAAGGCTGACATGGAAACCGCGCTCGGCTTCTCGATCTCAGGCGCGCTCGCCAAAAAGATCGGCCTCGCCTGGTTGATCTGGAAAGTCAGTAAGGGGGGCTAATAGATGGCGACGCATAGGATTCCAATTCTCAGCAACGTCAAGCCCGACCCTGCCGTATCCCTTGCGCTCGTCGGTTCGCAGATTACGGCGGCGACAGCGCCCTCTGTCGGCAATCAATATTGCTACGTGATAGCGGATGCGGGGGCGGACGTAGGCGTAAATGCTCGCTTCGACGTTCCAAAGAATTACGTGGGAAGTCCGGCGCTCATCGTTAAGGGAATTCTCGACGGCGCGCCCGGAGCTTCCGACACGCTCGGCTTCGGGTTGCGCAAGCGAGCCGTGGCGAATAACGAAGCGGCGGACGGTACTTTCGACGCCGAAGAGGTTGTGTCGTCCACGATCGGATCAAGCGGCAGCAATCACGCCGACGAAGACGAGGTCGAATTGTCAATCTCGCTCACGGCGGGACATTACTCCGCGGACGATCAGGTTTTCTACTACTTGTTTCTCGATACCTCCGGCTCGAATTACGCCGGGAATTTCCTGCTGACCGGGGCTTATTTTCAGTACGTTGACGTGTAATGGCCGACATTAAGTTTTCAGACGAGACCAAGATAAGCGCGCTCGCGCTCGATGACAGAATTCCGATCATCGACATGAGCGCCGGCCCTCTCGATCGCCACTACACGCCTGAGCAAATGCGGGATCTCATCACCCCGCGCGGATACATCTTTGGCCTGAAGATCGCTAACAACGGGACCGATGCGGCGAACGATATAGACATTGCTGGCGGCGAGGCCCAGGCCGAGAGCCACGACAATGTGATGACGCTCAGCGGCACGATCGTCAAGCGTCTCGACGCGGCATGGGCGGTCGGAACGAATCAGGGCGGACTCAATACCGGCGCCGAGGCTGCGAACACTTGGTACGAAGTCCATTTGATCAAGCGCACTGACACGGGCGTTGTGGATGTGATGTTCACGACGACCGCCAATCGCACGACGCTGCCCACTAACTACGACAAGCAGCGGCGAATCGGATGGATACGGAATGATGGGTCTTCAAATATCCTGGCATTCACTCAGGTTGAAGATCACTTCACGCTCGTGACGCCGATTAATGATGTGGGCGTTGCGTTCACGACCACGCTGACCGCCGTAACGCTCACCGTGCCGCCAAATACTATAGCGCGGGTCAGAGCCGGTGGCGGACCGTTCACGACATCTGGCGTTGTCGGCGCGTTGAGGTTCTATGAAGCGGGCGAGAGCACGTCCGTTGCGCCAAGTACGACGGATGGCAACGCCAGTTTGGGGCTTGACGATTCCGCGACTTACAACGCGGGCCACTATGACATGCGGGTCAACGCATCATCTCAGATCAGTCACGATTCCACCACCGTGGGCGTGGGCGCTCTCGATATTTCAACTTATGGCTGGATAGACTACCGCAGACGTTTGGATGCGGTTTAACTGGAGGACTATATGGCAGACATAATCATTAGGATAGAAGCATGCCAGACGCCGTCGGAAGGTGACGCCGTGAAAATCGAGGGGATGGCGCGCTGCACGGGCATGGACCCCGAGGACATGGACGTAACTTGGTCGGTAGAGGTCGATCCCGGCGATCTCGCTGCGACGATCAACGCCGCGGTCAAGGATGCCGCAATCGCTGCCGCTGACGTGAGGGGGTATACGGTGGGCGCGCTCGATAAAAAGACCCTGATCGGGGGCGCGGTCGGTCTGTGATGAATGAGCCTTCGCTTCGACAACGCTGCCGATTACTTGGAGCGCACAACCGGCGCGCCGTCTCGAACCGCCTTCACGATGATGGGCTGGTTCAAGATCGTGGTAGATACGAACGCGGTCGCCACGTTCCTGCGGTTCAAAGCGTCCGGCTCCGCTGACAACTTCGTCGTCTCGACCGACGCGGACGGCGTGACGCTGATGGTCTTCAACAACAGCGTCACCGATACAGGAACGGCGCTGAACGTCGGCGATTGGAATCATATCGCGATGGTTGGTGATGATACCAACGTCACGATCTTTCTCAACGGGATTCAGGATTGTCAGGTTGCGCAAGCCACGCTGACCCTCGCGCATATCCAGGTAGGCAACGCGCCGGAGTTCTCGGAGTTTCTGAACGGACTAGCAGCGGCGGTCAAAATCTACGATGTGGTTTTGACCGCCGCCGAGATCCTTCAGGAATCGCTGCAATACGCTCCCGTGCGCTTCGCCGATCTCAACGCGTGGTATCCGATGATCGACCACGCGACGGCGGACGCCGCGAAGGATTACTCGACGTTCAAGCGGGACTTCACGGTCAACGGGACGCTCGCGATCGAGAACGGGCCGCCGATTCCGTGGATTGTCGAAGACGAATTATGGGTGCCCGCGATCACGCTGCCGCAGACCGGCTTTTACCTGCGGGAAGATGGAACCAGCCGGTATCTGCGGGAGGACGGTTCTAGTTTTTATCTGCGCGAAGGCGGGGCAGAGGACGGCGCATTAACGATTAATCCCGCCGGCATTGCATCGGCTGAGATTTTCGGAAGCCACACTGTTAGCCCAGGCGCTGTAACGATCACGCCGTCGGGAATCGCGTCGGCTGAGGCGTTCGGCACGGCATCGGTTAATCACGTTATCGCGCCAACGGGAATCGCAAGCGCCGAAGCATTTGGGACGGCGGCGCTGAACCTAAACATTGCCGCCACTGGCATCGCGTCGGCCGAAGCGTTCGGGAGTCACACTCTCGCGGCGACCTTCACGATCACGGCGAATGGGATTGCGTCCGCCGAAGCATTCGGCTCTCACGCGATCACGGTGGCCGCGCTGACCGTCAGCCCCGCAGGGATCGACAGCGCAGAGGCTTTCGGATCGCACACGCTGACGACGGGCAACGTAAATATCCTGCCCGGCGCGATTGCTTCCGCTGAGGCGTTCGGTAGCCACACCGTCGAAGTCGGCGCACTGTCGGTCAGTCCGAACGGGATCGCGAGCGCGGAGGCGTTTGGATCGCACACAGTAACGCCAGGCGCCGTAACGATCACACCGTCGGGAATCGCGAGCGCCGAGGTGTTCGGGTCACAGGTTGTAACTGCGACCTACACGATCACTTCGACGGGCATTGGTAGCGCCGAGGCCTTCGGACAGCCGACGATCAATTTATTGCTCGCGATCCTGTCGCCGCTGGGCATTGCAAGTCTTGAAGTCTTCGGCGCTGTCGTCGTAACGGGCGGCGGGATTCCGAAGGCGCTGGCGATTGACAATAGAACGTTTGCCGTGGCGTTGAACGACGAGAGGTCGATTGCGACCAGTCTGACGGATAGCCGCTCTATCCAGGTCTCGTGGACAGATGATCAAACGATCGATTTAGGATAATGCAGACAGGCGTAAAAATAACAGTTATTGCGATCGGCGATGCGAAACGCATCGAGCGGACTTACACAACTCTGCCTCCCGGCATAACGATCGAGAAGGCGTGGATGACGGTAAAACTGAGCGATAGGCAGTTGGATGCCGATGCATTATTTCAAAAAGCGATCACGATCAATTCGTCTGCCGCAGGTCAGATTACGGACGCAGATAGCACAAACGGCGACTTGGCGATGTTTTTCGATCTTGTCAAGGCTGACAGTTTGAACGCAGTTCCGGGCCGGCTGTATTTATACGATATACAAGTCAAGCGCACCGGTGAGAGCAAGGCTCACACTCTTGAGATGGGCACAATCACATTCGTTCGCGGCATAACGGACGCGGACACATAGAGGGGGCGGCATGGCTAACGCTTTGTACGACGCAGGCAGGGAAGGATTTCTTGCAGGGGACATTGATTGGGACGCAAACGACATTCGCATCATCCTGATCGACGAAGCCGACGATACTATTGACTTGGCGGTTGATAACTTTCTCGATGACCGCGCGGTCGCTTCGCGTGTGGCTACCTCAACGGCGCTCGCCTCGAAGACGACCACGGCTGGCGTGGCGGACGCTGCCGACAAGACGTTTACCGCAGTGACGGGTGATCAATCCGAATCTATTGACGGCTACAAGCACACCGGCACGGAATCAACGAGCAATCTGATTTTCAATATTGACACGGCGACCGGGCTGCCGGTCACGCCGAACGGCGGCGATATAACCGTCGCTTGGGATAATGCGGGAAACCGTATTTTTAAACTCTGATGCTGCAATCTCTCACAATCAGGCGCGAAGGCGAGAAAGTACTGTTGCTATCGGGCGGCGTACTAATTGCTGAAATGCCGTGGCGGGCCGCTGATGACTTGGCCGCCGCGCTGAAGGCAAAGGCCCGGCTTGCCGAAGAGGAAGAGAAGGGCGAGGAGATCGCCTATGACAGCGCGATCTTGATGCGGGCAGGCGTCCCATTTTCCTTCAGCAGCAGGCCCGACATATTGAAAGAGGCGGTAAAAGAGGCGGCCTGGAATTGCAACCTGCGGCGCTATATGCCCGGCGGCGTGAGGTCGAAACAGGTATTCGGCGCGCCAACGGTAACCAGGCATAAGAGGTGAAGAAATGGAAGAGACGATCAATTTCTCCGAACTGTCAATCGAAGAATTGAGAGAAAAGCTCGCCACGGCAAACGCGGCGCGGGACAACATATCGAAAGTCGCCAAGTCGATCACTAAGCATATCGATATGAAATTGGCCGCCGAGAAGATCGCGGCAATGCCCGAAGCTGAGAAGGCCGCGCTCTTGCAGACTCTGCAGGCGCAAGGCGTTTCGAGCGGCGAAGAATTCGGCAAGGTCTAACTAATGCCGGGAACGCTCACACAATCACACGCTATACGTCTCGATACGCTTCACCGCGTCCGCCACGTTTTGCAGGGCGAGTCGGGCACGATCACGCTGTTGAAGCGCAACGCGGCGACGGGCGCGCTGATCGAACTGCTCTCGATCGATCGCGGCTGGACATACAGCGACCGCGACGCCAATGGAGGCATGCTGCCGCCGCACGTAATGTTCGAACTGCAGGTCGCGGAAGAATTAGTCGCAACCGCCGACGTGCGCCAAACGTGGGCAATCAAACACGGCGCGCAGGTTTTCAAGATCGCGCAGGCGGGACTCGGCGAGCCGGGGATATTCCAGCCGTCAGGCTTTAATCGCTTCTGGCGCTTCTGGATTACGCCGCTGGAGGAGGTCGCATGAACGTCAAAATAGTCGTCGGGCCGGGATTCAACGCGGCAGTCGAGCGCCAGATGAAACGGATCATTCTGGACAAACTTAACGACGTGCGGAACTTCATGATTGAGGAATTCAGTCAGCCGAAAAGCGGGCGCATTTACCGCAGGCCAGGCGGTGGCAGTTACCAGGCGTCGGCCCCGGGCGAGCCGCCCGCCGTGCGAACGGGCCGACTGCGGGACTCGATCAGCGAGCCGCGGATCGCGCATTCCGGCAATACCGTCGCCGGCGAGATCAGGATCAGGGCGCCCTATGCGGGGCGTTTGGAATTTGGGAGAGGCATAGCGGCTCGCCCGTTTGTAATACCAGCGATTGAGGAAATCTTGAGGAGGCGTGTTTAGTGGCGAGCGAGATCGAAATCAGGGCGGCGATTGTCGGACAGATCGCGACCGCGCTCGCGTCATTCACGCCGCCGCCGCTCGTTCTCGACCGCGACATTACCGGATTCCTCGAAAGCGGCGCGATTGAAGGATTGACGGACAGCGCCGGCCTCGTCCACTGCATAACCGTCACGCAGCGCTCGATGACGCCCGACGAGGAATATAAGAGCCAGGCCGGGACGAAGTACGACCTGGTTTACGACGTGATTCAGTGGAAACAGTATCGCTCGGGCACGGACGCCTCGAACTCGGACAGGGAAGCGAGCCTGGAGCGCGACGCGCTGATCGGAGCCTTTGGATCGAAAACCGCGCTGCCTGTGATCTTGAAAAGGGCGAACGTCGAGCCGATCGAATGGCCTGCCGGAGCGCTCAATAAGCCGAGGCCGATCATAGGCGGCCAGGTATGGGTATCGAGCGCGATCCTGCGAGCGCAAATATTTTACGGCCCTGTGGGCTGCAGTTAAACGGAGGGGAATAATGCCGAATGACCATTTTTTAGAGGACGCTGAGCTATACATCAGCGACCGTGAGGGCGCATTCAATACGCCGAACACGGACGGGACGAAATACCAGCGCGCGGGCTGGCAGAATGCCGCCGTTCTGATCCCTGAACCTGAATTCTCCACCGATCAGGGACGGTCGGGCATAACGTCGGAGTTTCAATCGGGGCAGTGTCTAAAGCGATTCCTTAACGCCTCCATTGGGCTTGCCGACCGCGCGAACTTCAACCTGTACGGCAAGATCGGCATGCGGGCATTCGGGGGAACCCCGGCCGCGCCCGCAGAAATAACGGCGGGCGTCGCCTACCGGCATTCCGCCGCGATCAAACCGAAGACCAGCGGCACGCAACTGCCGTCATTCAACGCGATCACTGTCGCCGGCGGCGCTTCTACGCTCTGGCCTGGAACCGTCGTAAACGACTTCTCGCTCTCGCAGAACGTCGACGAGGACTTTCAGATCGCGTTCAGTCTGCTTACCTCCGGTAAACACCGCATCCCGCATCTGATCGGAACCCGGCAGGTCGAGACGAACACGGTGATTGTTACGACCGTCGGCGCGGGCAACGCCAAGGCCGTAGTCACGGCGGCGGGCATGAACAGTTCGCCGCGCACGGTTATTTTTGCAGTAGCCGGCAGCGATACCGACGCGCAGGTTGCAGGCAAGGCGCGCACGGCGCTGACGAACGATCCCGAGGTGAGCGATTTCTTCGTTGTGTCGGGCGCGAGCACGGCTGTAGTGATCACGGCGCGTCACACCGCCGCCAACGATACGACGATGAACCTGGAAATCAGCAACGATACCTCGACCGGCATTACGACGACGCAATCAGCCAACACCACGGCGGGCGTTTTCACGCTGCCGGCGGAACCTGCCTTTGCGTGCCTCGATCCGCAGCCCTTCCTCGAATACACGGACGATGTCGGCTTGCGCGCCTTGGCGACCGACTGCCGCTGGCGCAGTTGGTCGGTCGGATTCAGCAATAATCACGATGCGACCCTGGCCCGCTGCGGGGGCGATCCGAAGCAGGCGCCGGGCGATTACGCCGTGACGACCGGAAGCGTCCTCGGAGCCTACGCCAATAAGAGCGTTCGCGGACGCCGCACGCTGCAGGGTGAGATCACGTACTTGGTAGGGAGTCGCGTTGTGGAATGGGAGAAATTGTGTAACTCCATCCAGCTCACCGGCCTGCGCTTCGGCGCCCGCGGCGCGCAGCTCGATGATTCGCCGCTGACTTACGAAGAACTGTCAATCGTAATTCCCAAGGCCAAATTCAACGGCGTCCGGGGCGACAATTTCAACGGTTATGCCGCGTTCCGCTTTACGTTCGCCACGGAAATCGATGCGGCGACGAGCGGCGCGAAGATCGAAGTCGTCAACAACCTTGCGGGCGTGTCGCCTCTTTATAACTGAGGGTTTTATGTCTGAAGAAATGGAAGAAATGGCCGAAGCGGCGTTCGTCGAAGAAGCGGCGCCGGAAGTCGAAGAGACCGCCGCGCAGCACGATGAGCGGCTGAAACGTGAGGACTACGCGCGGCGAAACGCGCAGGCCATCAAGGAACGCGAGGACATTCTGCGCCGTAACAACGTCCTCAAGCCTGGCGAAGCGCTGACGATGGATACCGAGGCGGCGATAAGGCAGCGATGCTGCGCGTAGCAAAGGCCCGAAGCTTTCTGTGCGCCGTCTGGTCATTCTTCTGGTACGGCGACGCGCCGCTCGTTGATCACGACCGCAGGCAGGCGATCTGCCTTCGCTGCGAACATCTGGAAGTAACGGCGACAGGCGTGTTTTGCAAGGCGTGCGGATGTCCGCACTGGGCGGTCAGCGATCTTAGAACGAAATGGCGGATGCGGGACATCAAGTGTCCGCTGGATAAATGGTAAACGAGGAAAGTCATGTTTCATTCAGGCGACGGTTTGTATTTCGAGAAATTACCCGATGCTGGCGTCAGAATTCTGAAAAGAAGCGGAAATGACGAGGATTCGCCCGTGATTTTCGATCACGTTCTCGACAGGGTTCAGTGGGACATCGTTGTCGCGGGGATCAAGCACGGCTTCAACGTAGAGGCCGCCGTAGTGCGGCAGCCTGACCTACCGCCGATTGTAGATTGATACTCATCGGCTCGCTTACTCGCGTTGTACGCCGCGAGGACAGGCGCAAACCTTGGGGCGCCGGCGGGCCGATCCATCACCAGGGCAAGCCTACAAGGAGGCATATGGAAGCAGCAGCGATAGAAAAACTCAAAGATCTTATCACCGAAAGCCAAACCGAAGACGAAGCGCCCGAAATCGCGCCTATCCTTTTCCCGCTCGACCTACCCGAGAGAACGGTCGAACTCGAAATCGTCGACGACGATTTTAGCCTGACATTCGCGCACAAGATCAAGTGGCCGACGCTTGAGAAGCTGAATGAGCGGGAGCAGCGGATACCTCGACAGCAAGTAGTGCTCGGCCCGAACCGGATCAGGTCCCAAAGCGCCGACGCTGTTGGGGCAAACGCGCTGCTCTGGGACAAGTTCCGCTCGCAGGTGAAGGGTTATGGATGGGAAGAAAAAGGAATCAACCCCGATCAGTGGGTAACGGTTACGCCCGAACTCGCGGAAGAGATTCCAGCAGAACACAAATCGGAGGCGATCGTCGCGATGTTCGCGTCGGAGTTCAAGGTCGAGCGA